AGGTTAAGAATTGATTAAGTATATAGGGTAGTTTAATGTCATACCCAGGACACTTACTTCTATACTTCTGAATAGTTTATCTTTTCAGACTTGAAATCTACACTGTAGATCATGTCTGCATTCGTTGGATCCTCATAGCCGGAGACATCTATTGGATCGATGTCTGGATAGTAGACAGGATAATCGATACGAATATCCATAAGCATAGCGTCATACTTCTTAGTCATCTTGACCCAGTCTTCTGACAACCACGTGAGTGCGTGTTGTTTGTTGATCAGAAAGACTGATCGATCTTGCCAGATCTCATTGATCTTGATCCTGTACTCGATGACGGCACCGAAGAGGGTACCGCCTACGTCTGTAGTAGTCATGGTGGGAAGGGAGGGGATAGTAGTAATGTAGTAGATGGTGAGTGATCAGTGCAGTAAATGACGGACTACTTTATGTATAGGTAGCCGCCTGCCCAATCAGCTTGCTCTAGACATTCTGCATAAGATGCATCGTCTAGTAAGTTGTATCTTACATGTTTAGCAGGTGCTCGATAACCTGCTGGTTTGTAGATAGCACCTGTTTGTCTGCAGACAAAAGCATGGACTGATTTACCGGTAACCAATCCGATTGAATAGGTTACTTGCATGATCTTATAGTATTTAGTACCTTTGTTAAGTTCAAAGGACATGCAACCGTATCTTTTAGGATAGGCTTTCTCAAAGCTACGGATTAGCTTGGAGATAAGACCGTCGATACGATCTTCTATTGTCTTAGTAGTCTTCTCGAGACTTGTTGTAGATGCGATGACCATTAGTTGATTGCGATGGAATGTAAGCAGTTTAATGTCATGCTTAGGACATGTGATTTAAGAATGCAATAGCTTTGAGTGAGCTCTTGCTATCTCATACATTTCATTAGCTGTTACCGGTGGTTCACCCCCAGTATTGTCATATAGATATTGAGGAGTTGGATCATAGTCGATTTCATTCTCTAGCAAAGGAATGATCTCCTCTTCTAGTAGTGCAAGGAAGGAGAGAGTTAGGTCAGCGCATTCCATTGGGCGCTTGTTCTCCCTTGCTACAACTTCGTTCAGTTCTTTGAGGATTCGTTTGAGTACTGTGTACTCATTGATGCGTCTTGGAGTGGTAGTCATGTTAGGAAGAGATTAAGGTTTGATTAAGTACCTGGGACTTACCCCATGGTGATGGGTGCCCAGGTTTAGTTATACCAGGCTAAGTATCTTTAGCCAGCTATCAGGATGATCAGGTTCTACTTCGTCACCTGCTGGGGTATAGCAGGTGTCGTCGAACGTGTACTCTTCGATGTCTTCAAGCGTTGGCACGTCGTACCACCCTTGGAGCTCGTCTTTCTCTTCGGAGGTGTAGTTGTCTCCTGCTGGAATCCAGTAGCAGCGGAGGGTACCGTGCTTATCTTTACGGACGTTCCCTGTACAGGGGATTGCTCCTTTAGAAGGAGGGGTCGGGAAGTCAACATCGGCTGGGTACTGAGCAGTACCTTCGTCACCGTCAAGGGCGACGTAACCGATTGCTGTTGCGATTTGCTGTTGCTCTGGAAGTAATGCCATGTTTCTAGGATGAGTTGAAATAGTAGTGTGAATAGGATTGAGACGATGGTAATGCTGATGACTATTACGTCATCTTCTCTTGAGTTGTTCATGTTGTGTTGGAGTCAAGGGTGTGGTTATATCAGAGCCTAACCCTGCTGTTATGACAATAGCCATCACAGCAGCGGCTCCGATGAATGTAATGATATTTAATATGGTTAGCTTTAACTGTTTAATATCTTTACTGCGACGATACGTGTCTAGTTCCACGTACCTGCCGCAGATCTTGTGAGTGTTCTTCATAGTAATGATGCAATAGGTTTCTGATGTGGACTCATCAGGGCAGTAATTAACTGCCGACTAAGTTACAACATCGTTATAATGTTATAACTTAGTTTCGTCCTGTTAGTTAAGGTGCTTCTTATCAACGCAGTACCATGCATCACCCTGGAACAGGTGAAGATAGACTAGTTGACGATTAGGTGTACGCCAGCAGTTATCAATAGCCTGTGCATTAATCATTTTCTGGCCTACCACTGATAGTGCCATGCCAAGACCAGTGCCTATGATAACGGCTAGTACAGGACTTAATAGTGAGTTGTTCATTGAGTTAGTGTTGTGCGGTACCCATCTCCGCTAAGGGTAATAACTGCCGGTGGGTTTGCACCACCGGACCCGCTTGTACGGATCAGCCGTAGTTCTCTGGAAGCTCTACAAGCTCCGCAAGAACTTGGTGTTGCAGCTCGCGTTCGCCAGCAATCTTAAGACCCCATGCGGCGATCTCAAGTGCTTGCTCACGGCTTAGTAGCTGCGAGTGGCCTGACTCCATCCAATACTGGATGGTGTCGTAGGCTTTAGCCGCTAGCTCTTCCCTGGTAGGAAGTGTAGCTGTAGTAGCGTTGGTCACGGTGTTCTCCGTGTGTGCGGTACCCATCTCCGCTGGAGGTAATTGTTGCCGGTGGGTTTGCACCACCGGACTCGCTTAGACGAATCAACTTACAACCCAACATTCGTTTGAGAACGAAAGCATGCGATTCTAGCACGACCTAATCTATAAACGTTAAGAAAACGTTAAGATCATAGGTTATACTAGGTAGGCGCGGGCCCTTACGGTTACTTACGCCTATCAACGTAGTAAACTAAGGTAACTTCCTAACGTAGTAAGATCTCTTAACCACTTAACGTAGTCAGATCTCTTAACTTACTAACGGAGTTAACCTTCCCTTACTCTCAACAACGTAGTCAGGAAACACCTCACCTCACCAACACGCTCGCTACATGGCGCATCTCACACAACATATACACACCCATACCCCCTATTCTTTTTTTTCTTCCCACATTCCACTTCGCGTGGGTGGGTGGAGAACAGTAACGAAATTTTTACCCTAATTAGGCCCCTTTATAGTGTTTTTAGTATGTAAAATCCCTAATTAGCCCAAAAATACAGACAAAAAAACCGGGTTTAAGCCCGGTGGTTTAACTTTTATTTGAAATCAGTCAACAATAGGATCTGTCGCCTGTTGTCTTTTATATTCTAACGCAAGAGCCTTAGATTTTCTAAATTGATCTTCTTCTGGTATCGCATAAGCAAGCCCTTTTTTCGCTTCTGTTACAAAATCACGTACTTCAAATGCATCAGCACCGGTACTAGCAATATTTAATGCTTTTTTTTGGATGCTTTGCAACCCTTTGATTCTTGCTAGCCTGGCTTCTGGGTTCATTTATGGTTAAACTTGTTTTATTATTTTACTATAACCTAGATTATCAACATTAGAATATTTACAGAACAAAAATAAAGACAATAAATCTAAATGGCTCTTTCTCCAACTGATTTCTACGCATATAGTCGTGCTACTGGAACACCATTCCCAGAAGATCCAGAAGAAAGGGCACAGATGGCACCTGAGGTGCTTGAATTCAAGCGTAATCAGCTTAAAGCACCAGAACAAGGTCCTAATTATGGCGCTATTGCAGGACTTACTGCTGCAGGATTAGGTCTTGCTGCTGGAGGACTAGGTTTATCTCGTTTATTTAGAAAAAGTGCTCCTCGAGCTACTGCTCAAAGTAATATAGATCTTGCTACAAGAGCATCTCAACCAGTTACAACAATTAGTAAAATAGATCTTCCTGTAGTACAACCGTCTAAAGTTGTAGTAGAACCTAAATCATTTACTAAAAATTATTTGGATGAAGTATTAGAAGAAGCAGATGCAAAAGTTGGTGCACTAACTGAATCAGAAAAGACTATTGAATCCAAACCATTTAATTTAACGTATATTGAAACAACCGGAGCAAAAGCACCAGATCTTACATCAATACAACAATCTCAATTACCTGTGATTTCTGCACAGCAAAGAGCTGCTATTGAATCAGGAGAAGATCAAATAACAGGTCGAATAAAACATCGCTTACAACAAGATGAAGATTTAGATACAAGTCAAGTAGAAGTAATGGAAGGGATGGCACAGGAACAATATCGTATTGGCATGGAACAGAAAGATCCAATTGTTTCTTCACAAGAATTTGTAGATTTAGCAAAACAAGAAATGATTAATAGAAGGCAAGCAGTTCAAGCAAGTGGGTTACGTCCAGGTACAGAAAGATTTGAACGTGCTCTTGCACAATCTTTTGTAACTAAATCTATACCAGGAGCAGAACCAGGAACTGTTAATTTTAGAAATTTGCAAGACTTAAATAAAATTGATATTTCATTACCTTCCACGATACGTAGAGCAGTTGATATTGTTGAAGAGACAGGTCCAGAAGAAGCTCTTGAACCAAAGAAATTACGCGCCGTATTGAACGTTGGTCCACTAGCAGAAATTACTACAACAGCAATGGGAGGTGCAATACGTGGTGCATCGCCGCTTTATCATGAAGCGTTACCTAAACAAAGTCAACGACAGATTTTTGGAACACCTGATGTTTTAGTGCGGGGAGCGCCTGATGAATTAACTTCTGATATACCAGGTAGACAGCGGTTATCTAGTGCGTTGTCTGCTGATATTCCTGCAGAAGAACTTTCTAAACAAGAAATTCAATATGGTTTTTTAAATGAAACTCCTATTGCAACACCTAAAGGAGGAAGCGCTGGTATAGGATTATATGGAATAGAGCCTAGATATGTTCCTGGTGCAATGAGTAAAGTTACAGGAGAGTATTCTGAAAAAGCAAGTCAAAGACCTAGTTATGTTCCTGGTTGGCTTTTAAGGCGAGAGGAAACTCCTTTTTCTAATGTTTCAAATGAAGGGCTTCAACGAGCATTGGAAAAGTCAGGTTCAACGGGAGCACGTTCTATTACCAAAGAAATAGAACGACGCGAAAAAGGAAATAAAAGTTTAATAGTAAGTGAGGCATTACGTAGAGCTAAGATTGAAGGACGTGATCCACAAATGATTCTTAAACAATTAGGTATAGGTATTTAATTATGACAAAAGAAAAAAAAGAAAAATCCAAAAAGTGGATTCAAAAAGCTGAGATTAAAGAAGGAACCTTTACAGCAAAAGCTAAACGGAAAGGTATTACTTCTTCTCAACTGCAAGAGAACGTGCTTGCGGCACCAGACAAGTATGACGAAAAAACTGTTAAGCAAGCCAACTTGCGTAAAACTTTGGTAAAGTTAAATAACCGTAAAAAGGAAAAGGCTAGCTGATGTCAAAGGATGCCCGCCTTGATCTAGGTCGTTATATTACTAACCCTTTCAACAGGGGAAACTATGATCATAAAAAACTTTCTTTTGATGATTTGTTTCGTACAAAAGCAAGTAGTAACAGAGCGCCATGGACACCGTCTCGTTTTACAGAAGAAGATTTACTAAATCGTGTTAAAACAAAACAACTTACTTTAAACTCAGATCTTAACTTTATTTCTAATTCACCTTTCTTTGATACTAATGAAAAAGTTAATAGTGATTATGAATTATTTAAAGGTTTAGGACGATTCAAACGCAGAGAAGATTATGATTTTCAAGAAGGACGCGCTCTTACTAAACAACGTCCACAAGATCAACCAGATTATCAACCCCTTTGGTTAGATGCATATAAACTTAGTCCTACTTTAAATCCTGCTAAACGAGCTAAGAATCCAATGCCTACAATGTCTAATCCAGATCCAAGAGGTTTCTTGATGGATATAGCTGAACAACGCGCAGAAGATGAAGCAGAAGGAAAAATGAGTGTTGCTGATTTGTTACCATCAAAACAAACAAGTCCACAAATACGTAAAGAACAACAAGAAGGAAGCAAAACTGCACAAGAAGAAAATAAACTCCCCTTGGAACCTAATCAGAAATAATGCGTATAAAATAAAGATAGTATAGGATAAATAAAATGTTAGGTGGAATAGCAAAATTAGCAGGTAAATATTTTAGTAAAGGTGGCTTAGGAAGAGAAGTAGCAAAAGACGTAGGTATACAATCTGGTATATCAGGATTATTAGGATTGGTTACTGGAGGACCAGTAGCTGGAGTTGCTTACGGTGCAGGTGATTTTCTTACAAACTTACCTTTGGTAATGGCAGCAAGAAAATTTGCTCCTGGTGTAAAAGGAACATTACAAGTAAAAGATGCGACAGGTAAACTTATAAGTAAACCTTACATGGCACCATCTGCTATAGAGCAAGGTGTTAACCTAGGTGCTTCTATGTTGTCACCTATAGCTGTTGATATGGTGACAGGAGGAAGTTTATACCCACAAGTAACGCCTACTGTAATTTCACAAGAACAACAGTTATATCATCAAGGATTACAATTCCAAACTTTAAATAATGGTGCAACACAATCTATTGCACAAGGAACAAGATTTCAATTACAAGGATTACCAGAAAGAGTTACGTCAGCACCTGTCCCAGGTATTAACTTACTTCCTGAACAACAAGCTTATTTAGCAGAACAAATGAAACAATTGCAATATTAGTCATGAGTCTTATTTCACAATTAAAAGATTTAGGAACAGCGGGACGAAAAGGGTACCGAGTAGGTTCACAGGTACAAGCCAGTATGGCAGGGATGGGGGGAACGCAAGGTGGTCGTGCTCCAGGATATTATGGACAAAGTGTTTTATCACCATTATTTAAAAAAAACTTAGCAATAGAAGGAATAACGGCTCGTGAAACACCAATGCAATTCCTTGGTGCTTATACTTCTCGTGTCATCGTAGATGCAGCAAATGATGGAACACGTACATATTGGTGGCGTTATAATCATCCTTTGGCTATTGCACAACGTGTATCTGATTTAGTTTTAGATAAAGCAGGGATGCCACAGAGTCCAGTAACAAGATCTCTTATTGGTTTAGGAATAGGTTTACCATCAATTGCCGCCGCTGGTACATACGACATTACTAATCCAGAACAACAATTCAGACCAAAAGGTTATTCGCAAGCTTATGCAGAAGAAGGTGCAGACGATCGTCGTGAATCAACTCAACCAGCACAAGAGTTATTTGAACGTTTTTTCTTAGGTAGAACAGGACGTCCTCTTAAATATGAAACAGCAAAACAAGATATTCCTGATCTAACACCTGAACGGTATGGTAATTATTTAAATTATCTTTACAATGATAAAGGTTTTCTTAATCTTGGTATTGTTAAAGGAACAACAGAAAATTTACAAGGTGTTCCTGAAGCCCGCTTATTAGGTTTTCCTGCTTCTATTCCAATGGTTGGTGGATTTGCTGCAGGCACAGCAGGTGCAATCATAGGTGCTAAAACCGCCCCTGGTATAACTAAGATTGCAGGCCGCAGTATTATGGGAGGTGCTATAGGATCAGCCGTAGGTGTTGCTATGGGGCAAGTAGTAAATGAAACAATAGCTGCGGCTAATAGACCACAGTTATCTAGACTTTCAGATTATCAACAACAAGATAATATCTGATAGAATTTAAGTACATAAATAAACGGTTAAACAATAAATGGCAGACCTAGTTACGTACGATCCAACACAGGCTTTTTTGTCTAGATTTAGTAAATATGGAATAGAACAAGCTGTTGCAAGTGCAAAGCAAAAATATGATAAACTTCTCCAATCAAAAGCAGCACAATCTCTTACAGGTCGTGCGGGCATGATCGGTGCTGGGGCAGCCGGTTTAGGAGTTGCTGCTAATCAGCTTTTAGGAGGAGAGCCTCTTGGTGCAGTTGCAGGATTGGGAGGCAGTGTTGTAGGTGGAAGAATAGGTTCTTCTATGGGTAGAGTATTTGGTACCCCTGGTAGATTAATTGGTGGTGCTCTTGGTTCTGTAGCAGGAGGTTTGATTGCTGGTCAAGGTGCAGAATATGCTAAAGCAGCTGTTACAGGTGCGGGTAAAGGAACAGCTCCTGGCGGTACAGAACCCCCTGCTTATATTCCCGGTACTAATATCCCATTAAATGAAACAGCACGATATCTTGAGAGTCAAAAAGCTATAGGTAATCAACAACTTGATTTATATAAAGGATACAGTGCAGCAGATAGAGCAGGAATGAAAGACATCATTCAACATAGTATGGAAACACAAATACAACTTTCTAAACGGCTAGATCCAATTATTCAACAATCTAAAGATAAAGATATGGTGCGTACCCAAGCTTTAATGAATACAGGAGGTAACATAGATGCACGTCTTGGCATGTTAGCTACACAAGGAGCTTTAGCAAAAGGAGCCCAAGCAGAAGCTGGAGCATTAGCCCGTACTTTTGCAGGCACTAATCCGTATGCACAATTTGCTAATCGTCAATCACCTAATATTCAATTTGGTTAATCATGGCAAACTATAGTAATTATTTTCCGCTTGCTGGAACTTCTATGGGATTAGGAGCCAAAGATTTATTCACTGCTTTTGGACCCGAAACACAGTTTGGTACTAGGACTTCTGGACAAGGTTCTTTTGATCCTTCAAAAATGGGTGAGTTAGCACAGGCGTTGTATGTAGCAAATCTAGGTAAACCAAGTCAAGCAGAAGAATTTAAAACTCTGGTTCCATTACTGAAAGAAATGAGTACATTTCAAGCTGATATAGCTAATAAAAATGCGCAACGTAAATTTGGACAAGAAATGTTAGGTGCAGGAATAGGTGCATTAGGAAGAGGAGTACAAACAAGCATTGCTGGTGGTAGTCCAGAGATGCTTGCTTACCTGGCACAAGGCCCAGTAAGAGCAGCAGAAGCCTATCAACGAGGTATAACATCTATGCCTCGTCAAGATGTACCAGTATTTGCTGCACGACCCACACCTGATCGAAGATATTTTAGTTAGATATGGCTTATGATTGGAGTAAAGCAGATTTAAACGCTGGACTTGGAAATTGGAGTACACTAGGTTCAAGTAAAGGAGGAAAAGACATGTTTTTTGCAGGAGCGGCGGGTCCTATCTTAGGAGGACTCATTGGACTTGGCGGTAATATTTTACAAGGAGGAGCTGATAGAGAATCAGCAAATCAACAACGTAAGTCTGCAAAAGAACAAGCCATATATGGCATGCTTGGCACAATGCAAGCAGCTAATGATGCACGGGCAGCTAGATCTACTGCAGGTGCAATGAATGTATTTGGACAACTTGGTGGGTCGTTATATAATGCACCTATTGATTATGCATGGCAACGCAGAGGTAAAGAAGAGGACTTAGGATTTAAAGCAAGGCAATTCGCAATGGCAAGAGAAGAGAGTCGTTTAGGAGAAGAACAAGAACAGACTCCTTTATTTAAAAAAGGTAGGGAAGATACCGCTAGAATGGATAGATTAGCAGGGAGATATGCAGCAGCATTACCTGCCATGACCCAGTGGGGTCAATTTAACTTACCCAATGCATAGGAGATAAATTATGGGAGCTGGAGGAGGTGGATCTAAAGGTGGGGGTAATGACATGATGATGTATGTCATGATGAACCAACAAGCAGCAGCAGCTGAGAAAGAAAGACAGGAAGCAAGAGATTTTCAAAACAGAATAATAAGTGAAGCACAAGCTGAGAAAAAAGCTGAACAAGATAGAATTACGCAAAAAGAAGCAGCTCGTAAAGCTACCGGAGAAGCCGGACGGGGAGCTTATATTTCAAATGTTAAACAACGTGTATCTAGTGGTCTAATAGGAGAAGAATCAGCACAAAAATTAATACAAGATTATTACACTAACTATGATCTTACACCAGCAACAGATGAATTAACAGGTATAACTGACGCATACCAGCAGTTTGCACCAAAGAAACGTGCAGCAGAACTAAGTGCGCTTTACCAACGCACCGTGGGACGCCCTGCAACAGCAGATGAACTAACAGAAAAACAATCACAGATGGCCCTGGGGCGCACCATTGGTGATATAGAACAAGACATACAAGCTAGTACAGAATACAAAAAACAACGCCCTGGCAGTGCTTTTGAAGCTGAACAGGAGGCTCGTTATGGTGGGCCAGTATTAGACACCACTGGTACAAGAACGGGAACATATAAATATAATTTTGGAGCTACGAATTTACCTGGTCTTTCTGAGGATCTCGTAAAACAAATAGGCGTTACAGCACCTTCTTTTACTGGTAAAGAGTTTATTGGTTCAGCAGAAGAAATCGAAGGCGCTAAACAAGCTAAAAATAATTATGAAACTTTTTTATATAACTCAGGATTAACGGCTTTAAAAGGAAATCTTGATAAAGAAATCAGTAAATATGCACAAGATAAAGAAACAGAAAGAACAGAAAAAACTGTAAAAGGTCAAATAGATATAGAAGGTATAAGACAAACAGGTCAAAAAGCAATAAGTGATTTTGCACAGTTAGAAGAAACAAGAAGAACTGAAAAAGTTGTAGCGGGACAAAAAGACGTAGAAGATATAAGAGTTAGGGGACAAAAAGAAATAACTGAACAAACTATTAAAGGAGATATCAGAAGGAATAGAGAGCAACAAGCGTATGGATTACTACAAGGTGTTGTTGGATCATTTAACTTTTAATTATGGAAAACACTGAAAGGGAACAACCAAAAGACACTCAAGAAAAACCTCAAAATAACTTTGATGTTAATGCTTTTAAGTCATTATTAAAAGCATTAAAAGCTAGACAAGAAGCTGATATACCTTTTCAAGATTAAGTTGCTATAATTAATTCAGTACAAACAGAAAAAATGGCTTACGCAGATCAGTTAACAAGCTTAAAGCAGTCTCTTGCCGCAGGTAATATTGATCAAACAACATATGAAGAATTGCGTAAGCAACTTGCAGAAGGTGAGTACACACCTAAAGCAGATCTTACTCAATTTGAAACTCTTTTAGGTAAATTAGAAGGTTCTAAAATGCGTCAGCAACGTCAAAAATCTGTTGAAGGACGCAGAGATGTCTTTAGTCAAGGCCTCGCTAGCATGATGAGTAATTTCTAATAAGTTCCATGGCAACCACCACAACCACAACTGATCCTCTGGATTCAGCTTATACTGATGATTGGTTTGATATTGACAAATATCGCCAAGCAGCTGGTGTTGCTTATGAGTTTTCTAAAAAGAAACTAGAAGATACAGCTAAAGAAGGAAGAGAAACTATTGGAAAACAAGCAGGTGAAGAGCGTACAGGAGCTGAGCAAAGGCAGAAATTTAGTGAAGCCGACGAAGCCAGGGACGCTGCCCAGGCCCGTGGAGCTTACAAATACTGAAGTCTTTGATGCGTGGGTAGAGGGATTAGATCCTGGTACTCATGAGTCATTCTGTTCTTTTTGTTCAGAAAACTATTCAACAATTGAATGTTTTCTTTATGCACGTTTTCTTGGTTACCTAAGTAGCATCACTGCATGTGAAGAATGGATAAAAGAAAAGTATCAAAAACCTGACCACAGGCAGATACTACTGGATGAAATTGGGTACATGAAAGATGACATCCGTTTATTACGTGATGATATTGAAAATATGGGTGTAAAGAGAGAAGCAGGCGTTGCACGTATTGCAGCAATGGAAAAAGAACTCCGTGGCACCATTAACCAAGTAGAGCAATTTACAGCTAACAAAGACAGGAAAGGCTTGTTGATGGCTGGGGCAGACCGTGCTATACGTGAATTAGCTTTTATATTTAAAGATGATCCAATTGAAGGACCTTTAAAAGAAGCAGCAATGAGTGTATGGGCAAGAATGCAATTAGAAGAATAATGTACTAAAATAAGTTTATTACTGAAGTATCAGACATGGCTGGCAAAGTACCCCCCAAGGGGAAAGAAGAGATGAAAGGTGGCAAGAAAGCTATTCCCCCTAATCCGCCCAAAGGCGGTAAGCCTGTTGCTAAAGGCGCTGCAAAGCCTGTTGACAAGAAAGAGGACATGAAGACCAAGATGGATCGTTTACGCGCCCTTAAGGGTAAGTGAGGTAATTATGGGTGCCGGAAACCAATCTCCCCAAATGGGAGGCAAAACTGCAGATGCAGGCAAACAAGCAATGATGGAAGCAATGATGCGCCGTCAAATGGAAGATCGAGTTAATCAGGATGTCAGGCGTTCACAACCAAGTTCTCCCGAGACCGAACTAGGTTTACCAGCAGGATATCGTCCTGGTTTAGCTCCTGATTATCAAAACGCAGAAGCAGAATCTCGCCTAAGAGAACTTGCAAATAGCTCTAACGTAGAAGCAGCAAATCCATCTAGTGGATTTAATGCACCAATTAAAGGCGGTATTTCCATGGGACCAGGGAGATCTAGTCGTTATACAGATGAAGAAGCACAGGAATTAATGCGACGCGCTCAAGAGCAACGTCGTTAATTAGATGGCTAAAAAATCAATGCCCCCTGAAGTTCTTGAGATATTCAAGAATAAAGAAGCAAAAAAAGAAGACGGCTCTAATATGACAGACAAAGAAAAACGTAGGGCAGCTTTAGATAAAGCTCGTAGATATAAAGAACAAAAAACTAAATCTTAGGCTATATTTGAGCTAGTTAGTTTCTTGGCATGCCCTCATATTTACATCTTGCGTATCGACGCAACGCAAGGGCGGCTGCAAAAAACTACACAGTTAAACCAGCTGATAACCAAGAAGCAGTAAAAAAAGCTAGAGAAGATTTTAGTTTCTTTTGTGAATATGTTGCTAACAAACCACCAGCCTCTCATCACAAAGACTGGCACGGACACTTTGTAACAGGTGAAGATAGCGTTTGTTTAAAGAGTATAGCCGGTCCTAATATTGATCTACTTGGTCCCCGCGGACCACTAGCTGTATCTACACCGGTAGCTACTCCTAATGGATGGGTACCCATAGGCGAACTACAAGTTAGTGATATTGTTTTTTCTGAACACGGGCAATTAACTGAAGTAGTAGGTATTTCAGATTACGAAGAATCTCTTACATGGGAAGTCGTCTTTACTGATGGTTCTTCTGTTCGTTGTGATGACCAACACCTATGGAAGGTTCGACGAATGGGAACAGACGGAAAAGGAGATTGGCGCAGCATGACGCTTAATGAAATACGTACACAAAAAACAGTAGGGATTAAAGGGAATGGTCGCCCTGGAGCACTGACCCAAAGAGTTACTGCAACATGTGAGTCAGGAGAAACACCTTGGTTAGATAGTAGAGGTTATCCTCGTTATCAGATTCCTGTCACACAACCAGTTGAATATCCAGCAACAGAGCTTCCTCTTGATCCATATTTATTAGGGGCATTACTTGGTGATGGTTCTCTTAGTTCCAATAACCTTTCCTTATGTAGTGCAGATCCAGAGATTGTTGAACGTTGTTCCTTAGGATTACCAGAAGATTATCGTTTTAAAAAAGTAGCAAAATATGGATATAATATCTCACATGTTAAAGGGGTTCTTGCGGGAGGAAAACCAAGTGTTGTGCGAGAGATCCTAAAAACACTTGGGGTCTATGGTAAAACATCAATTGATAAGTTTATTCCTAAGTCTTATTTGACAGCATCGATACCTGATCGAGAAGCATTGTTACAAGGGCTGCTAGACACAGATGGTACTGTTGCATCTACAGGAGGGGTGTCTTTTTGTACAACATCTACAGCTCTTGTTAAAGATGTAACAGAACTAGTTCAATCCCTTGGAGGGATAGCAACACAACGTGCGTCACAATTAAATACATACCTAAACAAACATCAAGAGCGTGTACGTACGACAACACCATCAGTTACCTTAGGTATCAAATTACCAGATAGCATTAAACCTTTTCACTTACACCGTAAAGCCCAAAGATATTCTCCTTGCACCAAGTATCTTCCTTGCCGCAGCATTAAAGATATTCGTCCATCAACAACAGAAAAAGTACGTTGTATTGAAGTAGCTGACACCTGTCATACTTTCTTAACTAAAGATTATATTGTTAGTCATAATTCGGCAAAGTCAACGACCTTAGGTTTGTTTACTGCATGGGCTATTGGTGTACATACCACAGCTAAATTACCTTTACAAATTCTTTATCTTTCTTATACTGTTGAAATTGCACGTCCTAAGTCAGCTGCAATTAAACGTATTATAGAAAGTCGTAAATATCAAGAAGTATTTCCTGCAGTAAGACTTCTTAAGAACGTAACAAGTAATGAATACTGGTCAGTGGACCATAAATTTGCAGGCATAGAAAGTATCGGAGACGAGATGTTTACTCTCTGTGCTGCAGGCTTAAAAGGCTCAGTGACATCTAAGCGTTCCCATCTTTGCCTGATAGGGGATACACTGGTGTTAACAAATCATGGCAACGTTCCAATTGCCACTATTTATGCAAATCCTGACGACTACCAAATTGCTACCAGAAATCACACCACAGATCAAATTGAGTGGAGCAACGTGGCCGCAGTTACAAAACGTAATACCAAAGGAATTATTAGCATTGAAACAGAATGTGGAAATAAGATTCAATGCACTCCCGAACATCCTTTCATTACGGCGGACGGAAGGCAAAAGAGGGCAGCAGATTTTAGTCCAGGGGAAACCATTGTCGGATTATCCAACAGGGGACAAGTTGACACATTTACTAATTCTTGCAAGAGATTGTTCAATTTGCGTTGGTTGCAACACCTCGGAACACAAATAGCTATTAAACAACGGGCAACTGAGAACCAATCTTTGTGTCCACCATATAGATCACAATCTTTCAAACAATACCCCACAAAATTTAATCACGTTGTGCAGGCAGTGCCATGTAGCACATCACCAGATAACAGACAAAGCTGGGAGGCCGTCACCATTTCTAGAGTTGAGTTCTTTAGCGAAAAAGAGGAGTTTGTCTATGACTTAGAAGTCAGTCATAGCAGTCATAATTTTATTGCTAATGGTTTAAATGTTTTGAATTGTTTAATTGACGACTGTATAAAATCTGCTACGGATATAGCTAACCCTGATATACGTAAGGCAATGCAAGATAACTGGAACGCAGTTATTTCCCCAACTATGTTTGAAGGTGGAAGAGCAATATGTCTGGGCACCAGGTTTAGACATGACGATATACATGCCACTACATTTAATGAACAAAATAATTGGCGACAGATCGTATTGTCTGCAATTCAACAAGATCCTAAAACAGGAGATGAACTTTCCTATTGGCCTGAAATGTGGTCACTTGAATACCTAAAGGAAAAAAAACGAACGGCACCTATTGCATTCTCTTTTCAGTACATGAATCAAATAGTCAGACAAGGTGAATTATCCCTGGCACCAGAACTAATTGTAAAAGCCGAGATAGCAACAGAATTTGATTCACTTGGAATAGGGGTTGATTTATCTGCTGGTATTAAAGAAAAGAATGACTACACCGTAATGGTTCTAGGTGGACGCATTGATGATCGTATCCATATTATTGATTACCGCAGGATACGGGCCATGGGTAATCTAGAAAAGCTAGATGAAATGAAAGAATTACTTAATGATTGGTCAATCATAGGAAAGGATGACAATGGGAATTACTTCCCAACCTTTTCTACTTGTGATGTTTGGTCAGAAGCCGTCCAGTATCAAGCCTCTCTCGAAGCCGACTTTAAGAGGATTTGCCTTAATGACGAAGGTCTGCACAACTTGATCTGGCACCCCGTCAAGGGCTTCCGTGCAGATAAGCTGGCGCGGTTTAGGGGGATTATAGGCATGTTTGAAGAACGAAAAATAATCTTTAATCGTTTTCGGAACTTCACTAATCTCTTCGAGGAACTCACAAATTTCGGCGTGAGTAGTCATGATGATTGTGTGGATGCGTTGGTATGGCTAGTAAATGGATTGGCCAAAAAAGGAAAGCTCCAATTTGATTACTAGACCTTAGAATAGTAGCAGAAAGAACAGGCTGACGCATTGGGACCCGAACTCTTGCTGGTTATTATTGGCTTTTCGGTACCAGCTGTTACTGGTGTTGGGTGGGTGACAAATAAATTGTTAGGCCGTTTTCATGAACGCATCCTTCGTGTGGAAAAACGAATGGACAACACCGATGCCGATCTGAATTCCATGTATCATCGTTTACCTATTGAGTATGTTCTTAAGGTTGATTTTTTAAGAGAGATGCAACAAATGCAGGATAATTTTAAACAGATTAATATTAAACTTGATAAACTAATTGAAAAGTTGTAACCAAATGAATTACACCCTTGAAATCCAAGAAGACAGCAACGGAGATTATTTTATTGAATTTCCCACTGAAATAGTAGAAGCCCTTGGTTGGGCAGAAGGAGATATTTTAGAATGGAAATTAAAAGCTCAAGGTGTAATTTTATCAAAACTTAATGATCCAACAGGATATGAAGCAATAGAAGAATAGGTTGATAGAATAGAAACAATGATTGATAAATAAATGAGAGTAAGTGGATTTCAGAATGTTCCAGGGGCACCTGGTAATTTACTAGCTGGCATTAACATGTCAGGTTTTGATATTAATAAGAGACCAGGAACACTAGGAGGACGTGCAGGAGAACAGCTTAAAGGTATTTACGAAGGTGGTACACAACAGAATCAACAACTGAACGAAGAGTTAAGAAACAGAGGCATCATGCCACGAGGTGTGAATCTTCCTTTAGTTCAAGGAGGGCCTTCCCCTCTTGGTAATGCAGGATTCTTTGAAGGGCAAAATATTAATGCTTTCCAAACTCCTTTTTCTAATCCTTTACTAGCAGAAAATCAAGGACCTAGTACACCTGTTAAATACTATCCTGATGCAAATAAAGGACAAGGAGGATATCTTCCTAATCGTGGTGCAGGCTATCCCGCAAATGTGCGCCCTAAAGGCCAGCAGCTTCTTGCTCAAGGGGATCCCGATAACGTTGAGGACAACGAACAAATGTTAAATCAATTTTCTTTACCAAATGGATTTATTAATAAATACATCTCTTGAAGTTATTAATCTTTAACTAAATTAGTAATTTATAACGTGTTATGAATCCTTTTCAACAATTACTAGCTAATTTAAAAGCTCCAAAAATACTTGATGATTTACCTCAATTAACTGGTGTAATACCCTCTTCGACTGCTTTAAGACATTCACCAGTTGCAGCTAATTTATTTAGTGCTTTTACAGGTGGTCCTTTAAAGTTAAAGGATTTTAATAATACGGGTAGTGCAACTATTAACCCTCTGGCAGGAGGAATGAACCTGTCTTTTGGAAATGGTTTTGGCGTAGATTTAAATGCAAAAAATAAACAAATAGGACTACAGACCCCAATTGGCACTTTAAGCGGTAATTTCAACAAGGACAACCCAGGGGTAAATGTAGCATTTCCTGTAGGAAAAACTGCTGATGTGCAAGCTGGTTACGATCCTACACGCGGAGCGTTTGGCGAATTTAATTTTAACATTCCTTTTGGCGGTAATCAACAACCTTCTGGCGGACGTTTACCTATACCTTCTTTACCCTCAAACCCAGTACCAGAAGTTGTTCGCCCACCTTCTACAGGAAGATTTCTTTCTGGTGATACACCTCTCCACCTTCTTCCAAAAGCAGAATTATCTGATCCTGAACAAAAATTTCTAAATGATTTTATACGTGGCCGACTATAAATGTCCTAAACTTTCACTAGAGATGCTAAGATTTACAAAACCAAACTTTAATAAATAAGCTGTGGACGCTAACTCTCGCCTAAAAGAAATTATTGATTCCTACATCGAGAAAGATGGCGGAGCAAATATTGACACAGGTATTGTTGCGTCCCATGTAGCACAAATGAAACTCTTTGGTATCCGCCAAGGGGTAGAATTTTTTCCTTCTCAAGATAATTTTGGTAATCAACGCAAAGATTTTGTCGATAGGGTACTCAAATACAACAGGATGGATACCCGCTTAGATTCAATCTGGGAGTATTTTCTGTGTGATGGACAAGGTTTGTTTTATATCAGACCTACTGAGTCTAATTACCGACTTTACTTTTTCCGCCAGCATGAATACCGTTCTTACTACGGAATCAATGGCGAGTTAGAAGAAGTAATTATTATCTATAGCTATAAAGTAAGACAAGGATCAGGTTTCAGCGATGGTGTTAACATCACTAATATCTCAGGTAATGCTATTACTGGTCCACAGGGAGCCAAGCGATATATTAAATTATCAATTAAAGATAAGGTAATCGAAGAAACGCATAGTGAAGGAGAGATGTCCTTTGACTTGCCTAGTTATAATGTCCCCGGACGTACTCAAACATTTAAAAATACACTCGGATTCATTCCTTGTGTAGAAATCTTCAATAGTCCCAAGGGTTTTTCTAACGAAGGGGTAGGAGAATTTGATGCATTAGCCAATCATATTGTCACGCATGACGAAATGGTACGTACCATGCGTAAGAATGTACAGTTCTTTGGTAATCCAACTCTTCTTTCATCAAGACCTAAGACAGATCTTATGGAAGCAGGATCTGATTCTACTGTTCAACGTCCTTCTATTGCAGCAAACTCTGGTTTTACTGGATTAGGTTCATTAAGTCAATCACGATTTAAATCAGATCCTCTTTCTAGAGGAATGGATGGACAGATCAGAGTACCTAGGGTGATTGCCAACCTGGAACCGAATGATCGTGTTGGTTATATTGTCCCAGATGCTATCACTGGAGATCAAAATAACTTTGCACGTCAGTATCGAGAAGAAATACGAACAGCTCTAGGGGGTGTAGACGATCTTTCTATCTCCGCTGGTATCACAGCAACAGAATATAAATCATTATTCGGTCGTGTATCAGCAACATCCAAGAAGAAAGCAAATGCTATTTATACATATGGTATTTGTAGGTGTTTAGAGTTAATCATCTATCAAGAAGAACGTTTATTTCGTGATACATTAGCTGCTTCTAGTGGAATTGAAAAGCCAATAGAACCATCAGAGAATGCATCTAAAGAAGAAATTGATTTATATGAAGCCAGTTTAAAAGGATTTGAAGAGAAAGTTAAACAAATAATGAAGGCTTGTGTAGAAACTCAATACATACCAACAGGCGTCATGGGCTTAATACCAGACGGGGATCTAACCATGCTTTGGAGGTGGTTAGGTCCTGTTTACGAAGACTCCACGCAAGATATTTTAAATAATTCTATCGTGGTACGTAACCTCCAAGAATTAGGTGTTGATAGTATTGAAGCACTGAAGTACCTCTTCCCGTCAAAAACGGATGAGGAGCGGGCCTCGATGTTATCGGGATTCCCGTTCAGGATGGTCAACGAATTGCAAGGTGCTTACTCAGCCTTTGCAAAATTAGTGGGGGGCATGATGCAGACCCCTCACCCGCAGTCACCAGATTTACCGATGGCTGCAGACCCACGTCTTGACCTTACACCTTATCTGTATCGTACCTTAGAAGCATTACAAAAGGAGATGAGTTATGCAGGACGCTACCGTCCAATCGATCCCACAGATGAGCCAAGTACCAACCGCAGTAGCGCCAAGCAGCTACGTGGCAGTACCAGCGCCTCAAGCTCCAGCACCGAGCTACCAGGGACCGGTCAATTACCAGGTGGGTACCAGTTACCCCCAAGCGGTGCCACAAGCGCCTATCAGCTACCAATCAAGCCCTACTCAGTACGCCCCCCAATCCCAACCGGCGGCACCCCAGAACAGCCCATGGGAATCGGCGTTCAACAAGGTGGTGGGTCTGCTGAGCGCACCAGTCCAATCCCCGTTCCAGGGTCAACCCTCGGCTCCGACGCCAACATACGCCCCGGCCAATTACGGTCAGACGTACAACGGCCAAGCTACGCCCAACTTGGGGACGCAGACCTCGTATCCCAACCAGGAATCCTCAGCCAATTATTCCCAAACTTCCTCGAGTCCCTCACTGCCCGAAATAGCGGACTACCTGGGCCTGAGCAACGAAAGCCGCCAGGTGATCGACGCGTTCGGGGTAGAAGCACCAGCCGTCCTAAATAACTATGCTCTCCAATTGGAGACAATGTTGGACAATGCTGTTGCATGGGGCCAAAAAGCTAATGGTTTGCTGCATGGTTATGCCAACTTTGCTGTAAATGAGCACCAAGAGAATCTCGCTTATAACGAAATTCTGACTAATCCTGATGTACTGAGTGACTACACTTTGAAGTTCTTCGGTCCTGAAGGTCCTTATCCTGTATATGAAAGTGAGGGCGAATTGGAAACACCTGGTTATCGCACAGAGCAAGTAGTACCTGGTTATGGGAATTTCCCTGCACCTCCTGATGCTGCTGCTCCACAACAACCCCAAAACTTCTGGGGTGGATTCAATGAAATCATGGCACGAGATCCCCAGAATGCCTGGCGTGTTCTTAACCAAGCTCAACCTAATACTGTAGCTAACAAGCTATTTGTAATGGAGTGAGGCCATGCGTCCACTTCTTAAATACGGAATCCCTGCAGCCGCTGGTTTAGCTACCGGTGGTTATGCTCTTTCACAAGGTGAAGATCCAGGTTCTGCTGCGGTAGCTGGACTTACTGGCGCTGCTGGTGCATATGGAGGTCTTCGTTTAGCTGGTAAATACAGCCCTTCGCTTGCGCAGGATAGTAAACGTTTACTTGGTAAAACAGAAGACAAGCTATCCCGTGCAAGTTACAACACCGAAAATGATCGTATCTCAGACGTATTATTAGGTCTTTCTGGTGCTGCAGGTAATGTTGCCGACCGTATTACACCTAGGGGTATGGGTAAAGTTACAGCAGCGGGCTTAGTTCCTGGGGCTTCAGCACTTGCTGGATTAGGTGGAATTGCCCTTGGTGCTATACCTAGTTCTATGGGGATTCCAGGATTTGCCGATCAACCCATTGATCCCGAATCTTACGGATCTAGCAATTCACCCGGTGCCCGGTACAAACAAACAACAGGCACTGCAGGTATTAGTAACTATCAACGATAGTTAAATTAGTACCTGCTAAAATTTTCATAGATAAAGACAGTTGTACGTCTGAATCTTTTCACCATACATCCTGCAATATAGGAGGATAAACTAAAGTGTTTATTGATACCGATTTTCCAAAGATCTTAGGTGCAGAACTTTACCGTCCTCACCCTGCTTACATCTGCGAGATGGCCGTAGAACCAGTAGTGGTTCATGACTTTACTCGTCAGCCTGGTCAAACCGTTCAACTTGATCGCTACAAATTCTGGGGCACTCCTGGTACTAAGGATAGCCGCGAACGTATTTCCGATCAAACCATTGGTACTGCCAACAGCCGTAACATCACCAAGGAAAAAGTCCTTGTGGTGCTTAAGGAATACACTGGCCCTGCGGATCCTTCTGATCCTACTCAGCCTAGTACCTTTAAGATTGCTCGTGAAACTCTGATTACTGCTCAGCGCATGTTGCTGGACACAGGTAATCTGAATATGTTCCACCAGTCTATTGGCTCCCTTACACTTCTTGATGATTATCGCCGTTGGCGTGATCGTGTGTTTATTGATGAACTAGCCAAAGCAGAAGCTAATGGCGAAGCATCAACATCACAAGGTGGTTACTACTTCCCAACTGGTGCTGCTAAGGATTCCAGTGGCCGTATTTCTTACACCACTGCTCAGTACACAGCTAACGCACAACAGTTCCACGTATCTACCGACCTGTTGAATGTTGTTAAGGATCTCCGTAAGCGCAACGTACCTACCTTCTCTGATGGTCTGTATCGTTGTATTTGCGATCCTACATTCATGATGCACCTGCGTCGTGATGCTGACTTCCGTGAAATTGCACGTTATTCAGGTAATCCTGGTCAAGGCATGTATATGTCTGGCAATCCCATGATGCCTAATAATGCTAGTTTCTACCAAGGTCCTCAAGCGGGTCAAGGTTACTTCCTGGCTGGTGAACCTGTAATGCCTACTGGCGTTCAGTTTGAAGGTGTTAAATTCTATGAATCTACCAACTTCCCAACCAAGAATATTACAGCTAGCTTTACTGATGCTCCTGCTTATACTTCCCAGGAAGTAGCCCAAGGTTTCTTCTTTGGTCCTCAAGCAGTAGGCGTTGGTGTAGGCGGTCCTAATGCTCAAGTTCTCATTAACAATAATGATGACTTCAGCCGCTTTATCATTCTTATCTGGCAACTGTATGCTGGTTTTGAAATCCTGAACAAGGACTTTGTTACCACTGCTTACAGCTTTGTCAGCGATGACGGCGTTCTTTGATACAATAAATAAAACAACAAGGAGAAATAAATGACTTATTTGACTTCCAAAAAGATCTACCCTGGCAACTGGGTAGAAGCTCTTAATGGCTGGTACAAAAACTTTGACTCCACTGGCGCTGGTGGAAGTGCAGATGCGTCTAAGGCTGGCCCTACATCTGTTCTAGCTATTCCCGGTTATCGTTACTTTCAGCAACGTGGTTATGTTCCTGTAACCTGGGTGTCTGGTGATTCTGCTACTTATGGTCAAACCATGAGTGTTATCATCCCATCTCCTTACAGGCAAGATGATACTCGTACTGATATTACCGGAATGGTAATCAGTGGTAACTCCACCCAAGCAGGCTATGTTTACCGCGCTGCAATCTCCGTTGGTTCTGGCTGGGGAGACAATCGTGTTGCTTCTGGTGTTTACGCCGCAACAGGTAACGTAATTGCCTTTGGTCGTGATAGCTCTGGTCCAGTTGCCGCTTCTGGTGAATCAGTGGCTGCTGCTGTACTATCTTCTACTGTTTCAGGTGAAGGCGCTGGCACTGTTTATTTTGCAGGTGGTAATCAAGCCTTTGGTTCAGTTCCTGTATTTATTGGACCTGCATCTGGCCTACAAGTTACAACTGGTTCAGGTTTTGTAAACAGTGGTGCTGTATACAAACAGATTACTTCTGCTACAACCTTTAAGGTATACGCCAAATCTTCTGGTGATGCCACTGCTGTTTCAGGCGGTGTGTACATCTCACAAGCAGACAAAAATGCTGGTTTAACCGGTTACCTGTTTGTGGAAGTTTGCTACCTGGTTCCTGATAACGCCCCTGATTACAGCGATCTAGAAGCTTATCTTAATAATCGGACCGTCAGTTCGACTTAATTAGGGTAAACTAATACCAGAACACCTGGTACCCATGCTTTATCAACACACCAAAACCGGCGCTCGGATTAAAGTTATTAGTGAATGGGATAATGGCGAATGGTTCATGGTCGAAGACCAGGACGGTCGCCTTTATACCGTTTACAAGACTGAAATCAAGCCGGATGAGTCCGCTAATAAAACGGTTAAGACTCTACAGGTAAAAGATAAAGCAGCAAAGGAAGCACCCCGTGCCTTTCCCCCAGATCATCGCTTGAATCTTAATTCAGCAACCGCTCAAATGATTGCTGATCATATTAAAGGGATTGGTCTCAAGACAGCACGTGAGATTAAAGACATACAGATGAGTCTTTCTGGTGAAAAGTTCAGTAATCTAGATCAGTTAAAACAGATTAAACGTGTTGATTGGGACTCTGTATTTGCTGCTGATTTGGTACGTGTGTGATGTAAGCCCTGCTTCGGCGGGGCTTCTTCATTTTAGAATTGAAATAAAGTAGTAAAATGACAAATTCAGGTGGTAGGTTTTTTGTAGGCAATATTGGCAGTACTGGTACAGCCACTGGTCCTCATATTCATAAATATGTCAAGGATTTAAAGACAGGTTCTTATATTGATCCATCGACAATTAAAAGCGCTTTAACCGGGATTCAGATAGGAGAGAAAAGAACTCCTTTGGTTAGACGTACCTCTACAGGTGGTTTTGAGTGGAATCCTGATACAGGATTAGTAGTTACCTCACCGTTTGGCCGAAGGACAGCACCAACGGCAGGAGCATCGACTGATCATAGAGGCATCGATTTTGGTGGCACAGCTGGAACACCAGTTTATTTACAAGGTTATGGTAAAGCTTTACCTGTACCATCAGCAGGTGGTTACGGTAACTTAATGACGTTTAAAACAGCAGATAATAAATATGAATTAGGTTTTGGTCATATGAGTAAGCTGGGACCAGAAGCCCAAATATATGCATCAAATTTAAACACAAAGCCAACGGCACCTGCATTACCAGCATCTGATTTTGCTGTTTACAATCAGGGACAGCAAGCAGGACAAGGGTTAGGTGCCTTAGCAACATTAGGTTTTATGAGTAAATTATTAGGAGATGCAAAAAGCAGTAGGAGTAGTTCTAGTGGTTTGTATAGTAGTTTAATAGGATCTTTATTAAAACCTGAACAAAATACAACTACTGATTTCTTGATGAACTATATGATGAATAATCCTTATGAAGTATAAGGTTGATTTATTACACCTATAATAAAAGAATGATGGTAACAAGAAGTGCAGCTATCTGATTTTGATAAAAGTAGAGTAAGGTATCATCTAGGGTATTTTACTGTTTCTATTCCAGCGGGAGACTACGCTCGTCTAGAAGAAGCATTGAATACTGTACCAGATTCTTATTTCTACAATAAGATCACTATTCAGATTGGGCGTTGTGATACAGCTGAAAAGAAAACTGAAGTTGCAACATCTCCTTCCACAAGGATTGAAAGCATCCTTGGAGACGTAGACCGTACTATCCGATCTTCTAATGCAAAAGAAGCCCTTAAAGTATGGGATGAAATATACTTGTATGAAACAAATCGGCTAGCAATGATTCTTTATGTACCAAATTATAAAGATCCATTCCAAGCACGTTATCGTTATGAACGTTCAGGTGCTGAATATATTCAAGCATTACCTGGACCCGCTGATACTGCCGTAGGTAGTAATCTTTATCTTCACGTAAACCATAGGTAGTATCATGAATCCAGTTCAAAAATTATTACAAAGTATTTCAGGATCAGGTATTCAACGTGTTGCTGAATCTCTTCTTCCAAAACAAGCATTTAATCCCATTGGCGGTGTGGGTGGTTTAATTCAAAATTTAAATAAATTAACACCAGCGGGTGCAGTAAAGCCAGGACTTAAACTTGGAGGTACTATCACAGGAATAGGGGATGTAATACTGACAGGATACAAAGGATCTGTACAACAAAACGAATTAGGAGGACTTCTTTCTCCTACAGGAGCTGCCTACGGTGCAGCACGTATGCTTACAGGAGGTCCCTTTTCGCTATTACCTGAAATAATGGATATAAAAATACCACGAACTTCAGGTACACAAACAAAAAAAGGGACATTAGATACAGGACGTTACATCCCTGGCGACCAACAAAAAACTATTTTTACAAAACAATTTGATCCAGCACCTCCCGTTACTACTCCTCCTGTTAATACAGGATCTACGCAAGCAGGTACTCTAAACACTGGTATAGGATCACCAGATCAACGACGTGTAATAGAAGAACGTAATTATCAAACTCAATTAAGTAATGCTAAACAACAATATGCCACACCTGATCCTATGTCTTCAGACTTTCAAGGATATCCAAATGAATTAGCTGCTCAGTATGGATTAGAGCAATCCTACGGACAAGAATTAAAACAAGCTGGAACCTTAGTACCCCAGTTACAAGAAGCAGGAGCAGGCGCTGGTATGACACCTGAAAACTTTGCAGCCTGGGCTAAAGCTAATCCAGGACTTGCTGTACGTTTACTAAGTCAAGGACAAAGAAACTAAAATGGCACCTAACGTTATTAGTCCACAAGCGGCTGCTCTTTTAAGAGTTATCCGCCACGCAGAAGGAACTGCTGGTCCAAAGGGATATTCTACGATGTTTGGTGGAGGTCAATTTGATCCATCAAAAGGACATCCAGATCGAGTTGTAAAAAGTGGTGGGTATTCTTCAGCCGCAGCAGGTGCGTACCAATTTATGCCAGATACCTGGAGAGGCGTGTCAAGTAAACTTAAACTTCCAGACTTCTCTCCCGGTTCACAAGATTTAGGTGCCTTACAGTTAATTAGAGCACGTGGTGTAAATCCAGATCAGCCATTAACACCGCAAAGTTTAAATAAATTAGCCCCTGAGTGGGCATCTTTACCTACACTAAAAGGTACTAGTTACTATGGACAACCTGTAAAAGCTGTTAAAGAATTATTAAATATATATCAACAAAATTTGAATCCTGATCCTTCTTCTGTACCAAAGAAACCACAACAACTGTCACAAGCACCAGACACTCTAAGACAAGTTTCAGCCGGTAACTTATTCGGAGGAATGACAATGGAAAGCCTTATGAAACAAGGCATACAAGAAGAACTTTTAACTAATTTGATTCAACCAGAAGAAGATAAAACCAATTTATTTGCTCAACTTTTAAATCAAACTAGACCATATTACAGTTGAATAAGCTAGAATTTAAATACGAAGAATTAAGGTAAGGAACTTGTCATCTACTTCCACGAATAAACAACCTCTGTTTATTGATCGTCCTTTATTTGATACAGTTCGTGTAACGACACAAACAGTTGGTAGTGCAGGTTCTAATACATTAGAAGTTCAAGGGGGACAAGCTCCTTCTATTCTTGTTGATGTAGATGCTGCTCTTAGTGATGATACAAATAATGGTGTTGTTATAGACGCTATTACAATTACTCGCAGTGATTTTTATCGTCCTGCGGACTACACTCTGAGTGCAAGTACATCAGGTACGGTTGTTTCAATTGCAAGTGGTCAAATTGTTAATGTAACAACAACAGGAAGTTTCACTGGTGCAGGTGTTGTTGAGAGCGGTGTTGGTCATTACACATATACAGGATCAACTACATTAACTGGCGTTAATACAACACTTCGTTATTCAGGGGGTACTTCTTCAGGCTTTACATATAAAGGTGTATCTTATGGGCAACAACCTGCTGTAACTTTTGTCTTTTACCAAACACGGGGTACAACAGTACCGATCCCTGCTTCTTTTGATTATCATATATTGTTTTCTAAGACTGTTACTGATGGGGTCGATACAATCGATTGTTCAGATGTAATGCCTCAGTTAGCGGCTCCTGTCATGTCAGCGGGTAATACCAGTGGGTTAGGTAGTACTGCACCACTACGTAATAAAGGAATCTACCTGGAACGGGGCGACCGTTTATACGTAGGTGTTTTTCCTGATGGGCCTAATGTTGGCGGGTATACTCCAGGGGCATATGTGTACGCACAAGGTGGCTTCTTCTAATAATGCCTTTTAAAGGTAATGATAATTTTGGATTCTTTGGTAGACCAAAAGATTTTAAACCTTTTGAAATAAAGCCGATCACCACAGAATTTTCACAAGGTGGTGTCCCAGGTTCAATTACTGTATTAAACAGAGAATCAGCATGGGCTAGATGGCGCCGTGGTTATGAAATATACTCTTCTAATATCTATAACAATCCATATGAATTTAAATTTATTTATAACATTCCCTTTCCTTCTGGGACGATAACTCCCTCCGGTTCCAATCCGACATCTATCGTCTCAGGTGCATTTAAAGGTTTTCCAACTCGAACAAAAGAATTTGGAATGCACTGGACTGGATTAAGACGAGGGGGAAATATGCGTACAGATAATCTACTTGATTCAGCTGGCACCAGGCTTTCTATCGCAGGTGTAACAGAAGATTCTTCTTATTGGTATGTACAATTAGCCGGAACCTGGAGTTCAGGTAATCCTTTACCTTCTCCTTTATTTGCCACGGTATCCGGTATAACAACACCTTTGAAACCAACTAATGGTGAAATACTAGAAGATAGAATTCTCACTGTTAGTGGTGAAGTGCTGACACCTGATTCTATTAATCCAGATACACAAAGAAGATATGGTTATGTCCAGGCTGTCTTGGCAGATGTCATTGAAGACACAGGCGTCCTAAAACTAAAAAAAGCAGGATCAGTAGAAGTAACACCTGATAAACAATTCTTAACCCCCTCGACAAAACCTCCTGCTATTGGACGATTCCTGTTGACAGGTAATAGGTATGCTTGTACGTGTCAAGATTTTACACGCAGGGAATATACCTTCATGACAACAATCAATGATACAAGTAAAACCAAAAGAAGAAAATATTTTCCTCACTCTAGTGTTGCTTCTGTTAAGCCAGGAAGACACGAAGATACTTTAAGTGACGGCGTATATAACAATAATGCAATGGTAACATCTTTAGAAAATAGATCTTTGAATGTAGAAGCGCCTGCTGCATTGTTTGTACTACCGGATTCAATTGCAACATCAGCAGTAAACCGCCTATCAACAAGGGATAACCCTGGTATATATCAAGATTTTGGAGCTACGTATAAACGTAATATAGAAGCCCCATCGCTCCCTGGTAACAAACCAGATGGCTTACCTGTATATGAAGACTACACTGCTTCGCAAGATGTCATAACTTCGTTAGGAGATTATTGGGAACCAGTATTAGACGAAATGCGTTATTGCAAACATGTCTATGCACTTAAGTTTGCAGAGAGAGTATTTCCTCCTGAACCTTCCGATTATCCTGTTGAGTATGAATCAATGGCGGAATGGGAACAAACCTTGGTGCAAGAAGCAGAAAGTAATCAACAAAAATATGAAACGTTTCAAGTAACCAAAAATTCTTTAAGCTATATGGATGTTCCTCCTTATAATTGCCAGTCCCCAACTGTTGCACCCATGCTGCAAAAATTATTTAATATTCCTAATCAAATTGTATTTTTATCAGGGTTCACCATGATAGACAAGACAGGGCGCACATATGTACCAGCCTCAGGTGAAAAACCTTCTCTTTAGCGTTTTGTAGTATAATACAACAAAGGTTAAAACCTTGTAAGTTTAAGGGCCGACAAATCTTGTATTCAGGGTCGGTTCTGTCTATAGTCCAGGTAAAAATATGATCCCCTCCCATGACCCACGTAATTTCCCCTCCTCTAGATCAGAGGATAGTTGACGATTTTTTCCAGCTGGCACAAAGCAGAAAAACCTATAAGCTAGCCTGGTTCTATGGAATGCTTGCAACCTTTGGTGTAAAAGCTGAACATCTCTGGGGGTTTACTTGGAACCCAGATGGTACTATCAACATTCAAAACAAAAAGAAACCGATTCGACCCATGCATCCGCAGTGGGTTTTCTTGTTTCAACTAAAAGAAAAACAGCCTTCAGATCTTGAAGACTGTTGGAAAGATGCTTGGTTACTAATCTATAAAGCAATGGCATGCAAAGAAGTTCAATGCAATGTGTTTGAACTACTCCTGGCCTACAAGATGCGTAAAGCCTTCTACAAGCCTGCTAAACCATCGAAGGTACTAGAACCTGCTCTTGCTTGCTCATAGTCTTCTGAACAGCTCTGCGGTTCCATAGGTAACTTCCCCTGGAGTACGTCTTACCTTTAAAAGCAGCATAGTGACGCCCAAGCTTTAGCGTTCCATCATCCATCATGCTAATTAGCTTGGTGCGAGGAACTTCAAGCGTTTCTGCCATTTGATTGGTTGTCAACCATCCAGTGGGTGTGCACATAAAATAAAAGGCCTTGTACATGTTTACGATACACAAAAGGACACCTGATAGCAAGGATTTAATAAAGGTTTTATAAGTTTACTATTCGTCACAGAGATTGGGCTATCTTAAAATTAGGTAATGGCAATTATAGAGTATGTTCGCAACAGAGCATGACCCTCTCGCCCTACTGGTTGAATTAACACCAAAGCTTGCCAAAAGACGTTTTCGAGAAGAGATATACAAATCCTGGGACCACTGCTGTGGTTATTGTGGGGCTACTGCAACTAGTCTTGACCACATAATTCCCCGCTTTAGGTCTGGCTCTAGTAATAGAAACAATCTTTTACCTTCTTGCCAGCAATGCAATAACCATAAAGGCAGTAGTAAAATGGAGGAATGGTATATGTCTCAAGCCTTTTTTAGTGATGATAAACTACAAAAAATTAAAGATTGGAGAAATCAAGAAGTTCTTGACCTTTTCCAGTACACTAGTGATTATATTATTAATGAATTAAACAATAAAAATGCCTCCTGATTTTAATTGGCAGAGTTATCTAAACGCTAATCCGGATGTAGCTAATGCATTGGGGTACAGTGAAGATGCTGCTGTCAACCATTACTTAAATCATGGGCAATATGAAAATAGACCTTTAAGTTTTGATTGGCAAAGTTATTTAAACGCTAATCCTGATGTATCTAATGCACTGGGGTACAGTGAAGATGCTGCTATCAAGCACTACAGAGAATATGGATACAAAGAAAACCGTCAGTTAAGTGGCCCTCCTCCTCCTACACCTACTACACCTACTACACCTACTACACCTACACCTCCCCCCACACCTACGCCTCCTAATGTTTCAATAGGAACAATAGGTTCACGTATACCTGCATCTGAGATAGCACCGACAACAGCACCTTTGATTTATCAAGGGGTGACTATTCCTGTATATACTCAAAACAATATAGAACCTAATCTTGTTTATGATAAAACAAATAAAAAATGGATTAAAACTTCAGGTACAACAGATAATAAAACAGATCATGTAACAAATAACAAAACGGATTATCCAGCTGCTTACAGAACGGATTATAAAACAAATTACAGAATAGATTATATAACAGATTATAAAACAGACTATAAAACAGATTACCAAACAAATTTACCTACAGACGCACCTACTAATAACGCTGCACAATATCAAACAGCAATTAATAATTATTTACAAGCAGGAGGGAAACAAAGCGGCCCAGCATGGACCAACATACAAAACACTAAAAAAAACTTAGAAGCAACAGATAAAAATAATGCAACTGCAAATCAAAATAACGCAGAGGCAAACGCAAGAAACGATCAATTAAACAAAGAAAACGCAAGTGCAAATAACACAAATACTACAACTAATACAGAGAATAGAAAAATAAATGAAGAAAACAGACAATTAAATAGCAATAATGAAAGGGCCAACAATGATAATTTTAAAGCAAATGAAGAAAATAAAAAAACAAATGAAAACAATAAAATAGCAAATCAAAAAGGACAAGATTTTAATCAGCAAAATACTAATTTAAATAATCAAAATACCAAAAATAATCAAGCTTTTGATAAAACTTATTCCATTGCAGCTAATACAACAGGTGGTGATTACTTAGAAAAAAGAAACATGATAAGGCAACTTGAAAAAGAAGGTTTAATTAATGAAACAACAAAAAATAAATTAGAAACTGATTTTAAAACGTTTTATAGCAATGAAAAATTAACTCCGTGGGATCCAAAAACAGCAGCTAAACCACCCTCTCCTGGTGGAACAAAGGAATTAGATCTTGCTTTCTATGCTAAACAAGTTCCCTCATTAACATCTCAATGGGCAGAAGCTGTCATTAATGATGATTTAGATATTGTAGGAAGGTATAACAATAATTGGAAAGATTACTTTTCTGCTCATTACACAACACAAGGAAGACTAAATGGTATCCGAGGATATGAAGAAGAATCAACAGATAGAGCAGATGATTATGTAGAGACACCAACAGACTTAGATAAACAACGCGTCATGGATGCGACGCTTGGTGCAGGTACAGCTTTTGATACATTAATTAAATCAATATTAGGTCCAAAGGAAGAAGAAGAGACTAAACAGTATTCAGCATTAGTAGAAAACACATTAAAAGATACGATTGCAAAATTGAACAAAGTTAAAAATCAAGAATTACAATGGGACCTTTACCGTAATCTAGATGGCTTTACTGAAGTAATGGATTTAAATAAAACCTTAGCCAATTCTATTATGGGAGATTCAGGAATTGGTGGTTATTTAGCGGCAAGCGCAAAGAAAACAGAAGCTGAATTAACAACAGATTTAGAAACACAATTAGAAAAAGCTACTGGTCTTCAAAGTAATGTTACATACAATTGGCAAAAATGGTTTGATGATCAATTAACTGAAAAATACGGAATTGATTATAAGCAATTTCAAGCAACAGAAGATACACTTGACATCGTTAACACAGCTTTAAAAACAGATGCTACAAAAATATACGACAAGCAGGGTAAAAAATTTACGGATGAGTTTATAAAAAAAGCTGGCTTTAATACAAATGAAGCTCTTACTGAATTCTTAAACAAACAAGGAGTAACGGGGACAGATTTATTAACTCGTTTGCAAAATCCTACTTCAAATATACAAACAGAATTAACAACTTTAAAAACAAATTTAGAAAAGAAAGTTACAGAAATAGATGCAACCAAGAATAGAGATTTAAAATTAACATACAAAGGTGCTGATAGCATTCCAGAAGAAGTTAAAGTAGAAGCTTCGTTTGCACGTCAATTTATTGATGAATACTTAAAACCTAGATTTGATTTTTCAAAATCTATGGATGAGTTCCGCGATTATTTAAACGTTATTGAAAAAGATAAAAACATATTTCAAACAACAGACCGTTTAACTGAAGTAAAAACGTATGCACAAAGTGTAGCAAAAGCAATAGCTCCGGATTTAAACACACGTTTTAATTATGCTTTTGGACAAACAGAAGAGGGAGGAACAGATTTTTATTTTAATCCAGTAGATAAATATGCTCCACCTGAAATGCAAGCTACTTATAAAAAACAAAAGGACATGGTAGCAAAAGATTGGGAAACAGCTAAGAATAATCCCAATGCATTAGTAAACCCAAGTATGCCGTATCTAGGAACATGGGCAGAGAATGCATACATGTACAACGTAAAAGATTTATCTAATAAAAATAATTTTGCTAAATTACATTATCAAATTATTGGTTCTTTGCCTGCTTTTGGTTTTGACCCAGCTATGAATCCAAGCTCAGTACTAAAAGTAAAATTTGAAAGTCCTATCACAACAAAAGCAGCATCGATAGAAACAGTCTTTGGTGAGTTTACAACACCTGAAAGTTATGCTGATACAATATTAAAAAATATTGATCCTTTTGCAGATAAAGAAACATGGGAAAAATTATTAGAACAATATGATTTAGATGAAGATGCAACTAAAGATGAAATCAAAAAAGTAATAGTAGACGCTTTAACCTCAGGTACAGCGGAAGAAATTAGAACACGCATTAAAGAATTACAAGAATTAGAAGAGATACCAACACAAGAAAAATTAGGTGTTACCTATATAGAACGACCAGAAGATAATCTTGCGACGATAGAAAAAACTGAATTGTATAAAATTTTTAAAGATGCGGGATATACAGGCACAGAAAAAACTTTTTACACTGACTATATGACAGATACAAGTCCAGAAGACATTAAATTATTAACTGATGCAACAAAAGGAAAAATGCCTGAATTTGATTTTACATTTGACACAAAAGATCCGGCGTCTACATTAAGTAAATTAAAAGAATTAGAAACACCATCAACTAAAAAAACAACTGATAAAACAACTAGTTACTTTAAAATAGGATTAGATGATGAGGAAGAAGAAAAAGAAACTGATCCTGATTCCTTCCTTAGTGATTTTGCCGCCCTCTTTAAAAAATAATGTCAAACAAACATAAAAAAGCAGCTAGTGCCGCTAAGCGGTACAAAAAAGAAAACATGGAGTGCAATAAACCAAAACGCGCCCCCACTGGAGACAAGCATAAGTATGTCGTAAAGGGATGCCAGGATGGTAAAGAGGCAATCGTTCGTTTTGGTCTTAGAGGATACTCCGATTACCTTTCGCATAAAGATGAAAAAAGACGGGCTAATTTTAAAGCTCGCCATAACTGTGACGAAAAGAAAAACAAACTAACTCCTGGTTATTGGGCTTGCAACCATAACTGGTAACTCTTTTTAAAGCTGTCAAAATTAAAATATTGTATGTATGATAGGTGTAATGTGTCTATCTCAATCATGCAAGACTTACCCACTGGCATTGACATCATTATCAATTATGAAGGGTACAATGAAAAAGCGTTCCCGGATCCAACTACCGGTGGGGCACCCTACACGATAGGTTTTGGAACACAATACTATCCTGACGGTGAACCAGTCGAACGAGGTCAGCTTTGTACCTATAAAAAAGCTAAAGAATATCTTCTGCATGAAGTAGAAAAAATTAATAAACTTTTAATAAAAGAAATGCCTGATTTAGACGAATGCATGAAAGAAGCTTTAATTTCTTTTATTCATTCAATCGGATGGGAGCCCTTTCTTTACAGTGATATCCTGGATGCAATAGAAGAAAACAAATGGGACACTGCAGCAGAAGAAATGTACAGATGGGTATTTGATCAAGATTACCAAGTGATTAGTAATTTGATCCATAGGCGTAGGGATGAAATTGATCTGTTCTTAACGGGAGTACAGAAGAACAATTGTGGATTTGGTGGGCAACTTCTACTGAATGCTTTTATGCTTTTTGATTCATCTCCTAATCAAATCAAAGCTATTAAACGTCTAGAGTCGGGTATTCATGCCGTTATCCTTGCTGAATTTACTAACGAATTCAAGTTGCCGGTATTGCACCAAGGTGAAATTACAGTGTAAGCTTTAGAATAGATACAGGCAGAAAATGAAACCTCTAATGGACCCCTCATGTGAGCCCAAAGAATTAGAACTCCCCTTGGAGTTTAAATTTGCTATGCGCAAAGCTGAGTTACGTGCATCAGAAATGACATGGGAGCAACTTCACCAAGCTCTACTGAACCTGTATCAACAACGTCTTATTGAGATTACAGCCATCAAAGACATAATGGAAGAAGAGGGCGTCAATATTGAATTTGATATTCCCACAGAACTAGAACTAGAAGAACTAGCTTTTATGTGTGGTGATGACGAAGAAGATGACGAGGAAATTGATGAGGATAATCTTCAACCTTTCTGAAGACGGTCCAGGTACCACGTAGCTTTCTTAAGAGACTCGTCTTGTCCCTTCAGGCGTTCACGCCATACATATTTAATTGCATTACCTTTACAGTACCCACGAAATTCTTCTGGTGTCAACGCTGCTTCAATAGCTTCAATACACTCAACAGACCCTTGATTGTAGTGAAGAGGGTTATTGATTAGATCTACTAGATGCCGCGACGCATCGCTGACAACTTCTTCTCCCGTGTTGGTATTGCACCTAGATCCAGTACCACTGCACCCTTCGGTAGAGGAGCAGCTCCCACTTCCATCCCCTCCTCCACACTTGGAATATATCCCGTCAATCCTGGACGAGTGTTTGACATTGGTGAAGTCGGACATTGGTTACCTTCTAGGGCAAGGTTTTGACGAGGCCGATCCGCTTGGGTCAAAGCCAGACCTCTATTATACTGATCATACAAGGGAACGTCATTCTCCTCGTTATCCAGTTGCCCGCCAAAATCACAAGCCGTTAGCTCGCGTCTGCTGACTTCGTCATCGATACGAATACCACGTTGCATGAAGCCATCAAGGAAATCGTGAGCATCTACTGCGTTATGCATTTGCTTAAATCTTCTTCGTTTACAATATTAACATGGGACGATTCAACCAACCACTAAACAGAGCAGGGAAGGAGATAATCCCTGGTACTTATGACCCGTCACTTGATGCGGGTACATCAGCGACAGATACGTCAGACCTTAATCCAGGTCGTGCATATGACGTTGATATCCGACGTTTAGATAATAATGAACGAGATATTTCTAAAAGAGCTGATAATGAAAGACAACAAGAAAGAATAAATAAATTTATGGCAGCTGCAAAATCAGCAGGTAAGTTCAGACAAAGCGCATTACTTAATGAACCAACTAGTGCCGATCAAGGAGAAACATTTTCTCCTGTTGGAAGTGTAGGTTATGCACGTAAACCACAACCTAACTTTGGCTCACCCTTCGTCTAAGTAGTGTCCATAATCTTGCATTTCTAAAGCATCTTGTAATTGTTGAAACATCTCGTTGATCATGTTTAAAGTCCACTGCACATTATCAGATTTAAATCTAGATAACTCAGCCATTAACAAAGGATTGTTTTGATGGACTACTGTATCAGTAATAATTTGTAACATCCTAAGGCGTTGATCCACATCAAGCGAAGTTGGTTTCATACTCGACAGGTCACAATTTCTTTTGCTTGATCCTGGTACTTACCTGCGCGATCTTCATAGGTAACGCTGCAAGGATTACCACGGAAAAACAAGAGTTGAATAATACCTTCATTGGCGTAAATACGATTAAACAACGGAGTAGCATTACTGATTTCAAGTGTTAAATGTCCGCGCCACAGCGCTTCCGCAGGCGTGATATTTGCAATAATCCCTGTTCTAGCATATGTACTTTTCCCCATTGCAACAACAGTTACATCCGCTGGTAACGATAACCGTTCTTCTGCTACTCCTAAGCAATAACTGTAAGGAGGAATAAGAAAGTATTTACCTCTTTCATCTTCTAGTAATTCAACAGGACGTAAGATATCAAGATTAAAATTCTTTGGATCAGTTTCACCAACATCAATACGACCAAGCACTAGACATTGCGTTGGCGACAGCCGAATATCGTAACCGTAAGAACCAAGTCCATAACTTAGAACACGTCTCCCTTCCTCTTCCTTAACCATATGATCAACAAACGGACTGATCATCTCATGATTTAAAGCTAAATCCTTGATTTCAAGATCACAAAGGATGCTCATCTGATGCCTGACTTTTGTTTACTGTACTGCAGTTACAAGGAAAGTGCTTGTTTCTTAATAAAGAACACGGCCTTTCTCTTCGTAAACATCAATGAATCTTTGGGTAGCGTCTCCAGAGTTATCCTTAGGTTGTAGGTAGACTAGTAAACTTGTACACGTCCGGTGTTTATCTATTCCTTTGCTGGAATATCTAATTAATTCAGGAGGTGTTTTAAGGATACAAATAGGAAAATCAAATATTTTTTGCTCGTATCGAATCATGTCAGGACAGTTGGTAAAAAATAGACCCTGCTCAATTTCATTATTCAACCAAGCACGATACAACCTCTGGAACCACACAGCATGAGATGACGTAACAGTACCAGCACTAACCCGCGTCATCTTCCATTTGTCTAACGCTTTATTAAAAAAGTAAGATCCACTAGGTGGAAATAAATATACCTTACCAAACCACTGTTGTGCATTAAGACCATCATCTTGAGGTGTGAAATATTTTATAGCGCCTACGTATTCATTTGCAGTGTGGGAACTAGCTGGATCCAAGTCAATTTCACCCATCAACATATGAGCAGCTGCCGCTAGATCAGAGTTTGTAATTAACTCTTGATCTTCTTTCCTTAATGGTTTCATTGGTCTGTTAACTGGTTGTAGTCTATTTGGAAATAGCGAATGCCATCGTTATCATTGATGATATAACCAGCACTTGCTTCTGGATCAATCTTTTGAGCTGACTCAAGAATACGTCGCAAACTTTCTGCTAGATCACCATTATCATCTTGTTCACACGTTTCTTTTGCTAAATGAATTTCTTGAAGCGTCCAGTAAAACATACTACGTTCTTGTGACGTAGGCTGAAATACCATAACACCAGGACCTTCGGTATTCCAAAAATTAATATACATTTTACCCATATCACTAAGGATAAAACGCACCGTGGTATCAAGGATCTTAGCCTTCTCTTGTGAGAAGTCTTTATCTAATAGGGTTGATAGTAAACGCTCACGTTTGTTCATGATTGCACCAGGTTTTGTTTAACAAGAGATTCAAGAAGTTTAGGGAGGGGTTGGTAAACACACACCATTTTACCAATGGCACCACGACGTTTGATCAGTACACCTTCATCATCTTTTAATTTATCAAATTCTTTAGCTCTAATCAAGTATTCAGCTACACACCTTAACCTTCTCTTAAGAGATAATTCGGCTTGTGGAAATCTTCCACAGATTGTATCAGGTTGCATGTTAGCAAAAGCGATACGAAGTCTATTGGCAAGAGTCAAACTTGAATTAGCATCTTCCTCTTCATAATCTCTTATGTTTTTCAGGTATCGTTGCAGACAACCATCGTCAAAAGAGCCAGAAGGAGGCAGGAAAATTTTAACCTGCTTGCCAATAATACTAGGTAGTAATTGAGAATAGTTCTCAAGAGTGACGGTTGTAACGTCCAAGTCTTCAATTAGATGTGACATATCATAAGTGACTGCTATGACTACTTTGGTACAAAGATCTGTTCCTGAAATCAGTGACGTCTGCTTCTCTGTTCTTAGCAAAAGAACGGATCAGCTCATTCCAGGGAATCCTAATGATAGCCTTTTTATTTTCTCTTGGGCAAATATTAATATAATGAATGCCTTCAATCCAACCTTTACCTTGAGTACTTTTAGATTGAGCGATCCAATTCCTGATGGTTTGATCTGATATCCCTAATCGTTTTGCACATTCCTCAGTCGAAATATATTCATCTGCATAAAGCTCTGGATTCATCAGATCAGTTTCTTCTGTCTTGTAGCGAGAATGCCACATGGAACCTAAGATTGTCCTAATACCTTTCAACTCAGCTGCAATGTCCTCAAGACCTTTTCTTAACCCGTAATTCATAATGTCAATATAACTTTTTTTATGCTAGCTTTAAATCAAGTAAATTGTCACTCATGGAAGAAAATCAAGTTCCTGCCAGCATGCCTCCTCAGACCCTTCCTACAATAGAAGATTACCTAACACCTGAAAACCTGGAGCAGCTTAAAGCACAGGCTCGTATGCAAGCTATGCAAGCAGCAAGAGTACAGGTACCTTCACCTGGAAGAGTTGTTTATGTACGACGAAATCTAACTGTTGCTGAACTTATTGTTGTATTTTTAATTTCCTGTGGTCTTGTTTTAGGTATCCAGGGAACCTGGCATCTTGTCAACAATCTTCCTCGCATTGAAGTTAAGTGGAGTAAGTAAAAGGGACCTATAATTAAAATAGGAGTATTTGTTGCTTAATAGATGGCTAACAGAAGGATATCCGAACTTCCTTTATTAGATGGTACGCAGGTAGCAGAACAAGATCTGTTTACTGTGGTTCATGTATTTGAAGTCGATCCAACGTTAAAAAATAAAAAAATTACCGTATCAGGCTTAAAACAATATCTAGATACATATTACCTAACAGCTAGTGGATCTACAGTTTACGGTTCTTTAGTCGTTCAAAATAATTTAACAACGTCAGGGCTTATAGTATCCAATTTATCAACTCTTTCAAATGTAATTGTACAGAATAATTTAACAACGTCAGGCACAATAAGTGGAGCTACTATAACCGGTAATACGGGACAATTTACAAATATCACATTTGTTAACGGTGTTGGCACCACTCAAATTTCAGGTGCTTTAATCACTGGTGACACAGGGCTTTTTACAACAATCACTGGCGCTAGTGGAATTTTTACTAGTTATTTATTCGGTGCAACAATCACTGGTAATCAAGTCAGTGCGACAACAGGTACTTTTGGAACTTTAGTTACCAGTGGACATACTGTTCAAAACGATCTAACTGTATCCGGAAATCTTAGGGTTTTAGGATCAGGTTCTTTTGCTTCTGGTGTAACAGTAACAGGAACGCTAAGCGGAACTACCATTACTGGAACAACGGCCAATTTTACATCTGGTAATTACAGCACACTGAGTGGCACCACAGTTACCGGCGATGTTGGGCAATTTACTTCAGTCACAGGTATATCAGGTGTATTCACTACTCAATTATCAGGATCAACTGTTACAGGTAACGTTGGACAATTTACTTCAGTAACTGGGATATCTGGTATATTCACTACTCAACTATCAGGGACAACCATTACTGGTAATCAAATCAATGCAACAAGTGGTACGTTTGAAACACTAGTTACCAGTGGACATACTGTTCAAAACAATCTTACTGTATCAGGAAATTTAAATGTACTTGGTTCAGGATCTTTTGCTTCAGGTGTAACGGTAACGGGAACTTTAAGTGGAACCACAATCACAGGAACTACAGCACAATTCACCACAATCACAGGAAGCGTTGCAGGATTTACCAGTATTACTGGAATAACTGTAACTGGTACCACCGCTAATTTTGCTACTGTTTCAGGAACAACAACTACTGGTACAACTGCAAACTTTGCATCAGGTGTATTCAGCGCACAAATATCAGGAGCAATCGTAACAGGAAATACTGGTCAGTTTACTACTCTTACAGGAGGAGCAGCTGGATTTACTTCTGTTACAGGAACAACTGTTACAGGTACAACTGCTAATTTTGTTACTCTTTCAGGAACAACAGTAACAGGAAATGCAGGCCAATTTACAACTATTACTGGTGACATTGTTAATTTCACAAGTGTTACAGGAATTACCGTAACAGCGACAACGGGTGTTTTCGCTAACCTTACTTTCACCAATGTAACAGTATCAGGAAACCTTAACGTATTTGGCTCAGGTTATTTTTCATCTGGTGTAAATATAAGTGGAACTTTAAGCGGAGTAACAATTACAGGAACAACAGCACAATTTACATCAATCACAGGAGGCACAGCAGGTTTCACTACTGTTACCGGCACGACGGTGACAGGTGCAACCGCTCTATTTACAAACATAACTGGAACAACACTACATGTAACAACCCCATCTGGTGCCACACCTGCAATCATTTGTTCAGGTGTTGTCTCTGGTAGTACAGCAGGATTTATTATTCAAGGGCCATTAATAATTCTTCCCTAATTTCGATCAAGTTTTTGAAGCTATAATTAAAAAAACAGTTAAATAACCATGCCATACGGAACCGTTAAGGTAGACAACGTCACCTTTACCAACAATTCAGTAGACGCAACAACCACTTTTTCTGGTATCTATGCATCAATAACAAATAATTTAACGTTATCAGGAACAGCAACAGCAGCTACTTTTACTGGTACCACAGCTAATTTTACTAACGTAAACGCTCAAAATATTGGTGTAACAACTTCATTAAGCGGGCTTGCTATTACAGGGGGTACAGCAGGTTTTACTACTGTTACTGGTACAACTGTCACAGGAACAACGGCTAATTTTGTAACTGTTTCTGGTACTACGGTAACAGGAACAACAGCAAGATTTATCAGTGGAGTATTTACAAGTCTCAGTGGGACAACACATACTATTACATCAGGAGTTTTTGCGTCAGGTACTGCAGCTCTTCCAAGTATAAGTTTTGTAAGTGATCCAAACACAGGTATCTACAGCCCTGGTGCAGACCAAGTAGCCATCTCAACTAGTGGCACGGAGAGGGTACGCATTGATGCCAGCGGGAACGTAGTTATAGGCACAACAACTCCTACAAGTACAACATATCCTTTCTATGTTGAATCATCAACGGGTATTTTTATAAGTAATGGGTCTAACGTTGCCGCCACATCTCCTTCGTTTTCTGTAAGCCGCCGCAGAACTTCACTTGCTTCTGTAACCAGTGGAGACAGCCTTGGAAAGTTTAATAGTTTTGGTTGGGATGGCACAGGTTTTGTTGAAGCCTCACGCATTGAAACATTAGTAGACGGCACCCCCGGCACTAACGATATGCCGGGTCGTTTGGTTTTCAGTACCACGCCAGACGGCTCAGCTACTCCAACCGAACGCCTACGCATTACTTCCGCAGGGCTGGTAGGTCTGGGGACTAGTAGCCCTGGCGCGCTGCTCGACGTAGCAACCAGTGATGGTAGCTCAACTGCCACAGTTCGAATTAGTAACACATCTACAGCCGCTACAGGCAACGCATCTACAGCAGCGCTTGAGTTCTATTCCGGCGATCTATCAACCCCAGCAGGCGCTTCTGTTCGTGCCAAGATTGACATCTTTGCCAACACTAATGGCGGAGCAAGCGATCTTCGTTTTCTCACCAACAATTCGAGTGGCGGGATTGATGAGCGCCTGCGTATCGACTCCTCAGGCCGCTTGGGTCTGGGGACTATTACCCCTAATTCAACCTTTCACGCAAAAACAGGATCACAGTTTGACGCGACACTTGCAGTAACTACTCCCGGCATCTTTATTGAGCAAACAGGAGGAACAGCAGGCAGTGGTGTCTATTCAACTGCTTTGACACTAAGCAAAATTAATAGCAGTCGCCCCGGTGCTGCAATTGCGTCTGTGCAAACAAGCGCAGATGACGACCAGCTTGGTCTCGCTTTTCTTACCCATTCTTCGGCCGTGTCAACTGATGCTCTTGCCGAGGCCATGCGTATTACGCACGGAGGGCTAGTAGGGATTGGCACTACTAGCCCTGGCGAAAAACTACAAGTCAACGGAAACATCCGAACGTCGGGCGATGCTGGAACTGGGTATGAGTTGAATGATGCGAATACAAAAATTTCTATCCCCGCTGCAAACTCAATAGCATTTAGTACCAGCTCATTAGAACGCGCCCGCATCGACAACTCCGGCAGGCTCTTAGTGGGGACTTCTACGGCAGTTAGTACTTTTAATTATTTAGGTACAGATCGCACTCCACGCTTTCAAGTATTTGGCGATGACCTTAATAACGGAGCTGCAGCAATTGTCCGCTCTGGACATGCTCCTTCTTTGTTTTTTGGATCAGGTGCAAGTGGAAGTGATATAACCATTAGCAATACAGTTGCTCGACTGGTATTTAGCGGTTATCACACGGACAAATACTATACGACTGCTGATATTCAAGTTCAAATAGACGGCACCCCTGGTGTTGGCGACATGCCGGGCAGATTGGTCTTTAATATCACGCCAGACGGTTCGGCTACTACTGTAGAAGCTTTACGCATCACAAATGATCGGGTTATTGCTTACAACCAACCCACACCAACCAGCAAAAGTGCCGCTGCCACACTTACAATAGCTGAATTAAAGACCAAGATAATTGAATATACAGGTGCTGTCGCAACACTTACGTTGCCAACTGGAACACTTATGGAAGGCGGCTTTAGCGGGATTTACACCAATATGGCATTTGAATGGTCAGTAATCAATACTGGTGCCGGAATCTGCACTGTTGCCGCTGGCACTGACCATACTGTCGTTGGTAGTGGTGCTGTTGCAATCAGTGCATCAGCGCGATTTGCTTCACGGCGAACTGCTGCAAATACCTTTGTCTCTTATCGCGTAAGCTAATTAGTCAACGCCACTACTGCGTCTGACACTTTTGTTGTAATATGGCAGGGCAGCGAGTTTACGGCTCCTGCCCCTGGCCACGATTCCCTAGAAACCATGACCCAACAAGATTACCCCAGGTTAGCAGTCGGCTACCAGGCACCAAAGATTGATTGCCCAAAGCACGGGATTCACAGCCACACAATTGTGAGCACTATTCCAAGTCACGAAGGCTATTGGTGCCAAATTTGCTGGCTGGAGTCACTTGGTGAACCTCTGCCTGTAGTTGAGTAATCATTCCCACTCGTCTATCCTATAGTCCTACAGCCACCCAAACTGCCCATGACTAATACCTATATCGAGATCAGCACCGAAGACAACAAGGAAGACGTGACCGGACTGGTCAAGCACGTCGCTGATCGAACCCCTGGCGTCACCGTTGAAACCAAAGAAGGCGGCGGCATCAAGATGACTGGTGATGCCAAGATCAGAATCTCAGGCGGCGCCATCAAGTTTGGCTAACTCATTTCTGGGGTGTTATCACCCCCAACTTGAGTAGTCAACTCAGGGTTAGTGTTCAACTTGCTGAACATAATACTTTTGCGCACCACAGGTCTGGCAAGCATGTTTTTTGTTTGCTAGACTTGGTTTTTTACGATTTCAACAAAAGGCTATTCTATGAAAATTCTAGTTAGGGCAAGCAATGTCTATTGACGACACTTCAGTTACAAGAACTCAACCCTCCTGGCGCCAACTAGCTGTTATTCCTGAGTCGGTACTCAAGGCATCCGTACTTAAAGCTTGTGGTGTAGTACCACCTGCTGCTGGAGTAAGTCGTACATTTGACGGTGGTAGCTTTCGCGTATTCGCAAATGTCTCCCCTGGTACACACAATACCGAGGGTGTGTGGTTTACGTTGTACCAGGACACAGGCTCACAACTGTTTACTAACCCTAAACAATTATTAAAAGCAGTACGTACATCACCAGGTACAGCTACAGGTGATGCCATAAGAACTTGGTTTACGTTTTTTACCTAACCTACATCCTGACTAGACAACACTAGACTTAATTTTATTATTACCGTATGATAAGCTTTAGATTTATAATCGGAAATTATCCGACTTTGTACTTAAAAAGGAACATCAAATGACACCACAACAAAACGACGTCCTGCAAGCTGCTGTTGATTTAGTAAATGGTGGAATGGACACGGAAGAAGCATTGGGCTGTTACCGCGTTATTTCTCAATATGTTCTAAATACAATTCCCCCTGACGCTAAGGAGATTGACGAGCAAGTTGAAACAACTAATCTTTAAGTAATGTAAGCACTGAAGTCAACCAGTTTTTTTGATAGCTTTTAACTCTCCTTGGGGCGCCATCCACATATTGAATGCGTGTTGGAGGCTCTTGTTTAAACTCAACACGGTATTTTTGAGCAACAAATTTACCAACATTACTCATTTGATTACGTGGTAAATTCTTTTGGAATAACTCTAGATAAGCATCACTTATGGTTATTTCCTCGTCCCCAGGGGGAAGAAGAAAGTCTGAGTTAACACGCATTGCGTTATTTCTAGCTAAATCTGAAAACAAAATACGATCCCTATCTTCAAGGCACCCTAACTCTTTAATAAAATCTACAGATTCTTTTAACAAGTTAAGTATATTTGCACCAGAAATGGCAGGTTGTGGTTCAGCTTTTTGTTTTTGTGTATTTTCAAATTGTTCAAGAAACCAACCATCCATCCACACTGCGAATGGTGCATTGATCCAGCGAGCCAAGTCAATAGCAATCTGAGGATGAACCCAGGTACCGCCACCCTGGCCCTGGTGGGACTCGATCAGGTCAAACATCCGAATTTCGGAGGTTTCAGCCAGAGCATCGAGATAGGTCTGACAACGTTCGCTTTCCCGGTACTTCGACCATTGTTTGCCGTTGGCCTTGCACATGGCAGTGGCGTTAACGTAACCATCAGTGGTGCGCCGAGAGATCGGAGTGTCGTTCCATACACGAACAACAAGTGAGTCAGAGGGTGTTAGGCTATCCATGAGAAGGTAAGGACGGGGTAACAGCCGTCCTTTTTTTATGGTAGCAAAGACAGGGATTGACCAGTAGTGCGTAACAGCGTAGTGTAACCGACTAGTTTATATATTGATGTATAATAAGAAAAAAGAGTTTTATGACTGACGTTACTCCTGCTACACCTGAATGGAATATTGCTCAACTCGAACGCCATCTAAGTGATGGTGCCGTCTACACCGCACACTGGACAGTAAATTTACAAGATCAAGGTGAGAGTGCTGGCTGCTACGGCAGTATTGGATTTAGTGATCCAGATCCTACTAATTTCACGCCTTATGATCAATTGACCCAAGAACAAGTCATTGGTTGGGTAAAAGATACTTTAGGAGAAGAGCAAGTCACTTCTATCGAAACAGGATTAGCTACTCAAATTGAACAGAAACTACAGCCAACAGATGCGCAAGGGCTCCCCTGGGGCAGTTAATTCTGCTATATTTTAAACAGTTATTTATTTGCCATGTCTATCCAGGAAAAAATTGACAGCTCTATGGAGCAATTGCAACAAGCTGTCGATCAATACAACCAAGCTAATCAAGTAGCACAAACATCAAGGGAGCAAATTTTGTCTTTGCAAGGTGCAATTAGTGCATTGAAAGAATTGCAAAATGAGACTCCTCTTGTAGACTAATACTAAACACATATAAACCCATGGACCCAGCTACAGTAGCTATTGTTGCAATTGTCGTTGCCGCAGGCAGTGAAATTATTGCTTTGTCAAAACTAAAAGCAAATAGTTGGATTCAACTTTTGCTACAGGTTGCTCGTTTACTTTTTCCAAAACAAAAGTAAATTATAAATAAAACCCCTTAGACTAACTGAGGGGTTTTTTAATGCCATGGCAGACAAACTTATTGATGCAGCTAGGTTCTATAAAGGACTTAAACAGCAGAATGATGCTTTTAATTGGTTAGAAGCAACACTTACTACTGATAAACTAAAGGAATTCTTTATTCGTTATCGGACTGATCCACCTGTTGACAACAGCTATACCAACGATTGGGATGGTGTTGTAAAAGCAGCTAAAGTTTCTGGTGCCAAATATCCAGAATTAGTAGCAGCACAGTGGGCAGTAGAATCAAGCTGGGGAAAACATGTATCAGGAAAAAACAATTACTTTGGACTTAAAGGATCGGGAACTAATCAATCTACGCAGGAATTTATTAATGGCAACTGGATCACAATTACTGATGGGTTCCTTGATTTTCCTGACCTACGTACTTGTGTTTCCTATCTCGTTGACCGGTGGTACAAAGACTATAAAGGATACAAAGGTGTCAACAACGCAGCCAATCGTAATGAAGCAGCCAAACAACTTAAAGAACAAGGCTATGCTACAGACCCTGATTACCCCACAAAACTGATTCAGGTAATGGATCAAAAACTTAGTGTGGCAGCAGATGACACACCTAGGTTAAATCCTTTGCCTGTTCTTTACATGAGTCAACGGGATAATTACAGAGACGCAGGTAGAACATGTTTTAGTTCTAGTTGTGCCATGATGTTGAAGTATTTAAAACCAAAATCAATAACAGGTGATAATGATTACATCAAAACTGTTTTTACTTATGGTGATAGTACTGACAGTACAACGCAATTAAAAACTTTATTTAAATATGGTATAGAAGCAAGATTTAGTACTAAAGGAACACCTGAGATAATTAAAAAACAAATTGACAGTAATAAACCTGTACCAGTAGGTTTTTTGCATCATGGTACGGTAACTGCCCCTAGTGGTGGTGGACACTGGCTTTGTATCATTGGGTATAACGAAAGTAGTTACATTGTCCATGATCCTTGGGGTGACATGGATTTAATTGGTGGACAATATCTGAATACAAACGGCGCAAGACTGAATTACAGCTACAAAAATTTTAACCCTAGATGGCTTGTAGATGGGCCGAATTCTGGGTGGTGTATTCTTGCATGAAAATAAAACAGAATCCTTGGATAAGGGTCAGTCTTTGTTATCAATTAAATAAAGAACGTAGATGTGTATGTGTAAACAAAGAAACTGCTTATAAATTAAGAAAAGAAATTGAAGCTCAAAACGGAACTATCTACTGGTTTCAACCGGTTGAATAGTTTTTAAATAATAAAACAAAAGTTTATCAGGATCAGTGTACCAGTCATTATTTTCACGCTGTTTGAACCAACGAGAATACACCTTAAATTGTTTAAGTTTTTCTTTAGATTCACATAAGAAGAAAATACAATCACCAGGGGGGAGTTCTTCTGTCCACACACGCAAATGACGGACGGCCATAAGCTGGGGCAACAAACCAGAATTACCCGTTAAGTTGGTAGCTAACTTTTTAGATCTTTTGTTTTTACGTTTATTTAACCAGTCATTTAATTGACGTTTACTTTTACTTATTCCAAGAGATAATAACCAAAAAGTTTGATCTTGCAAGCGTCCCCACTTGATAAGTCTAAGCTTAATGTATGTATTTTCAGGTTTAAAGTAAATGGTTTTAACCTTATACTTCATGAAGTTGTAATTAAAGAATCAAAAAGAACAGGTAATGTATCTAAAGGACTCCTTTCGCGTTGCCATGCAGCAAGATATTCAGCACGAGAATGTTCATGAATAGACTCAAAATCAAAAGAATCAGAAGGTTCAATTATAAAAGGATCTCCAGATTCTGTTTCAGTAGCTTCAGCAGCAATTAACCAAGACGAATCAAAAGGTATTTCAACTGTCACACTAAAATTTATTGTTGCAAGAATAACAGTAAAAGCATTAAAAGTAGCAGGAAGAGAATAATTTACTGTGAATGTAGGACCTATGGTAATAGTATTATCTGAATCAATAAGTGTTTCTTGAGTTAAAAAACTAACATCTAAATCTTCTAATAACAAAAACATTTCTGTTATTGCTATTTCTATAATAAGTCCTAGTGTGTAATTAAGTAACTCATTACGAGTAGTTGAAACACACAATAAATAACTACCTACACCTAATGCAAAATAACGATCATCTCCTCTTCCTAAAGCATTAGGATCAAATGTATTATACAGATCAGATGGTGCCCCCATTGTATGATCAATATAAGGATAGTAAGTTCCATCAGTAACACTTGTTGTGGATACACTATCACCTTGAAAAATACCTTGTCCTTCAATCGGATTTTTATTTAGATCATAGGCAGACACTTGAATATAATTAGGACGCGGCCCACCTTTAGTAGTAATTATCCAAGCAGGAGACGTCAGATTTATTTGGTACCAGTGATTGTAAGCTCCTCCACCAAAACCGCCATTTGAATATTGATTAGTATCAGCACGGCCAACAACAACATTCTTGGGTCCTAATGTACCAGTAAGAACACGCAGTGAAGTTTCATTAAAAGAACCAAGAACTAAAGGATTGTTCTGAGTACGTTGGCGTTGGGAAACTTGGGATACCCTACTCATTTATAACTACTGTTTTACTCATTGTACTCTGAATTATCAGTTACATCTAGAGGATGAGCAATTGTGGGTTTCATATCTTTGCGTATAAGAGTTTGAATATTGTTCTGTAGCTTTGTTCGATTGAATAGCATCAACTGTTCAGCTTCAAATTCTGTAGTAAAAGGAAAAATTGCAGCAGGAGGGCTGCGTCTATTCCAGTTGGAAACCAGATGCAGGGGATTTGCACAGTTCTTGTTCCTGCAAAGGTGTGTGACAAATGTACTACCCACATCTCCCCATGCACATTGATAGATGGCTTTATGAAAGGACACGTTTTCAGCTTTCTGTTCGCTATAGAAGGACCGATAGGACGGAAAACAGACTCTTTTGTTACCTCGATTGATAGGGGTATCGATGGACCAGCAGCTATCCCACCCACCTATGTCAACCCGTTTCCAGAGTTGCAGGTATTTGACCTTGTACTCCTCATTTATAAAATTAATGTTAAATCCACAGTTGTTTGAAAGGATCTTTTCGACGCAGTGATAGCAGAAATGGGTCTCAATATCCCGAATAACGTGGTTGTGAGGGCAGGAAAAGCCTCGATAATAACCATTTTCCTTTAGGTTTTCTTTATCTTTGCTGTCAATGTTGGGGACGTAGCGAAAGGGAATTGTATCCGTTGATACCTTTTGTTCTTCAGATGGGCTCGTCATTGGCTTGCTCCTGTGTGTTTTTGGATTTGTTCTTACGTGCAGAAGGTGGACGAACGTGTCGTACCAAGTCTTTTCGGTTGTCCTTGTCTATGTTATCAGGCAAATGAAGTACATCTGCATTACCAGGATCCTGTCCTGTACGTAAAAAGTACACCAATCTGTGGCCATGGAACTGTTCACCTGACATGCGTACCAGGTAGTAGCGCCCTGGGAGAGTCCAGCGCCCTGCCATATCCCCAGTCCTGTGATAGTAAGCGTTCTCAACCCACTCAAGACCACTGGGATACCGATCAGAAAGCTTTAGTTTTTCTTTTACGTACCAGATGGGAAACATTCTGGTGTAGGCACGAGCCATGGAAAAATCGTCTTAGCGGTCAAAGTGAGGGCGTCATTTCCGACTATACCCCTATTTATATCTTTATATAGAGTAAATGACACTTTTGGTTTGAACCCCCTTTTCTTCTAGTACTTCTGTACTCCCTCCTTTTCTGCCTTCAAAAGTGTCATTTGCCTTATGTAAAGTATAGATGGGGGGTAAAGTCGGAAAGTCCGCCCTACCTCTCTTCCCTACCCCATAAAAAAGCCCCTACCTGAAGTAGAGGCCCTCGTGGTTATTGATCCCGATCTAACCTAAGTGGCAGTCATGAGCTCGCAGACGCCAGGCTTTGCCTGTTCCTCTACTACTTCAACAGAAGCTTCGGTAGGTGCCTCTAGAACCTCTTCAAACTCCTCTTTGAACTGGTTTGCTACTGTGTCCCAGTCAAACTCTTTGCTTGTTGCCCGCTCATAACAAAGGTCTGCTACAGAAGCCAACCTTTCCCTGTCCTCATACAACTCATTCAGCAGCTCAGTTAGATGCTCTGAACTAGGACATGGCATCTCCCTCCCATAATTCGTATCTACATCCACGTGATCACATCTGATCAGTGGTGCATAACCCTCAAACAATTCCTTACACGAAGTATGGTCTGGCACAATCTGTGCTACGCGACAGGCAGCATGTTCAAAATTAACCAGCCCAAACCCTTCCCCCTTACAGGTATTAACACCTACATCAACAGCATTATAAATACTATTCAAAAACTCAACAGGTACATTAGGTGGATGTGGGCTATTACCTGTAAAAATAATCCTGTTATTAGGATCCAACCCCCTCTTATTCATCTCTCTGGCAAACAAAGGCATTAGATCCCACCCTTGATCTTTCATTCCCATATGCAGATACAACCGAGCATCTGGCTTATCTACAGCGAAGTCAGCAAAAGCGGATATCGTAATATCTTGCCTCTTCCTAAACTGATTCCTGTTCCCATTAAACACAATAAAATGCTCATCAGGTAGTCCCAGCTTCTTACGTGCGGCTGCCTTATCCTCTGGATAGAACTGACCCTTTGTCACCCCATGGGGAATAACTGTAATAGGTCTACGTATCCCACCTCTGATTGCCTCATTAGCACCAAATTCCGTATAACAAACACAACCGTCCCAATCATTAGCTGTTTCACCTAGTGATCCGTACCAACCATACGAATCCATTGGGAAATACCCAACAAACTTAAACTGCCCAGCCTTATGTAAATCAGCAATCTGTCGATACTGCTCATTGATAATCCAAATATCATTAATAGTAAACACAAGATCAGGCTTTTCCCTCTCTACAATTTCTCTAAACCGTTGTACACCAAAGGGTTCAGTCTGATTTCTGTTGCTTGAAGGATAGATCTTATACTTCTCCTGCAAGGGGTGTGGGTCACCCCAATAGTTATTACCTAAAACAATAACCTCATAATCATCGCAAATACGTTCAAGGATATTTTCGGTTACCCTTGCAAAACCAGTCATGGCAATAATGTCACCAGACCAAAGTAACTTTGGCTTCTTAGTCATGTTCTATCAGAAACTTTACACAGTATAAACACTAATCTTGTTCAGTTGAACATGATGTTCTAACCAATTCTTTTTTGTTAATTGTTGTCGCCTTACATTCTTTAATCAAGAAATCAGCAGCCTTCTCTGTATTCGTCGTATCTCCACAGGTATATAAGTCGATAGCTGCATAACCTAACTCAGGCCAAGTATGAATACTAGAATGTGACTCAGACAACAAGGCCAACAAAGTAACGCCCTGCGGCTGGAACTTCTCGCCAATGATATGTAGTACATTAGCACCAGCAAGGTACATAGCTTTCTCCATTAGCTCAGTCAACAATCCGTAATCGTCTAGCACCAAGGGGTCACACCCATCTAGGTCAAGAATTAAGTGTCGTCCTTTTGTCATTCGTCTGATTCTTTCCCTTCTATTCTCTCATTGTTTTCTTGACAATCCAATGTATCTCCATAGTATTCCTTAAATTTTTCTTTATCTGCAGATACTTCCATTAACGAAGGATGCTTTCTATTCTCGTCACTATTTCTGATTGCAATATTAAATACCTTCATTCCTTTTGATGTTCTCTTGTGATAAATATTAAGCTTCAACTGATGTTGACACGTATCAAAAAACAAGGGTTCAAATCTATTCCTTGACATGATATTCACATTAGATCTCTTACAGAATTCACAGTAACTTGCATACAACCATTTATCCCACATGAGGTATGGCATGTTATGTCCTTCTGGTTTTGCAAAGCCAACAGGACACATCTCCCCTGGTGCAAAATAAAGAGTGTGCTCCATCCAATCCAACAAAGGACTAGACCTTAAGCTTTGAGTCTTAGCGTAAGTCTTAAGGAATTGTACCTTATCGCCAGTGTTCATAATGTAAGCTCTCATATCTTCTGTGCTCATATCCAATAACCAATTAACCAACCCTGGCAAGAGAGCAGCAAACTCACCTTGTGGATTACCTTCTGAATCAAATTTAATTAGTTCTCTCTGTGCAGTGTGACTACCATCAAATGGTCTATCGAATGGAATTGTTAAACGACGACGAGCTAACCCTGATGTATAGTCCGTAGATTGAATTGCTTCGTTAGCGGTAATCATTACAAGACCATGAAACTGAAATGGTTCTGGATTCTCTGATTGATATTTACGTTCTATACGAATCCAGTCACCACCCGTCAGTGCTTTCAACTTAGATACTGAACCACCCCATCTATCCATATCTTGGAACAACACCAGCTTTTTACCCATCAAGCTAGTACTTTCAAAACGGTTAGTCTCTAACTGATTAAAATCTGTACTATGTACATTATTTTTACCTACTAGGGCTACAGCAAGGTTGGCGTAAGTACTCTTGCCACTTTTACCGGGGCCAATAATCTCAATAAATTTTTGCATGTCATAACAACTTAACAAGGTTGCTCGTAACCAAGCCCTAAGAACTTGCACCCGACCCCAGTTATCACGTTGTGTATATTTCAACCATGTAATAATGTCTTCACAATTAGCTTCTGAATTGTAGTCATAAGGCATATGTTGCGTAAGGTATAGATTTTTATTGAAAGGTAAAAGTTTCTTTGCTTCTACATCTAATACACCATTGTTAAACAACAAGTACTTGTTATTGTCATACCACTTATCAAAAAGAAGAGATATCTGTAATTGAGAAAATATATCATTAACTAAATTGATACTAAAACCTTTTGGCACCAGGGACTCACCCATCTTTTGTATTCTGTTTCTTATGTCTCCCTTTACATTTTCTGTGGGCATCCAAGACCACAAACCCTGGTTATGTAATTCATAACAGAAAAACTTATTCTGGACTCTATTGAATAACAACCTCCCCTTATAATCTTGCATCAATACATCAGCAATAACACTAGCCGGGGCATTACGTATCTTATCTTTCTTTCCTTTCTCTTGTAATTCCTTTTCTTCTATCAAAGGTAATGTGTTGCGTGTATCAACCAGTTCCACTGGGGCAATCAAAGCAGTAGTACCATTCATCTGAGGGGTAGGATCAGGGGGATAATTAAAAGTAGTTTCTTGTTCTAAAGCCAAGTTGTTTAATAAGAGAGCTGTTTGTTCTACTAGTGCATCATCCGCAGGTAGTATCTTGTGATCTTGCGGTGGATGCCAACCATAATCTTTTGCTACATAGATAATGCTTCCCACACCTCGCCCACCTTCTTTACTGAAAGACTTCCATCTTTTATGGCATTCACCCTCTTTATATTTATCACTCAACCTTGACCAGTTATCCCAATGCTCCAGTAATGATTCATCTAATGAATGTAGACTTTGCCCTATAGTTATCCAGATATCGTGATCATCAGCAGCCTCTGGTGGACAGGCATACATACCTTCGAGTGCTAACTTGATATCTCTTTCAAGAGAAATTGTTGTATTAATAGCAAACCCCGGACCAACAAAACGACTGTGCTCTGCTGCAGGCTTGCCCTGCCTAACATTTTTATTTATGATCCCATTCAATAACCAAGCAGGAAGCAATGGTAATTTATGTGCCCATTCAAATCCTTCCCCTTCCGCCGTAAAATAGCCATCGGTCTCTGGATGTAAACCCATCAATGCCCCTTGGTGTTTTTCCCAAAGGACTTCTAGTTGTTCACGGTTAGCTTCTGCATGCCAAACATATTTATTGCGTGTGAAATGTTGCCAGTCTTTACGCTCTAACTTATATAGCTTGCGGAACCTCCCTTCTTTCCCACTCTTAATAGTAAGCGTTTTAGGTAAAGCTTCTTCTAATGAGCAACCAGCAGTATCAACAATAAGTTTGGCAACACTGGGACCATCAGCATCCACCCATACTAAACCGTAGGGATTATTAAAAGCAGGGCCTGACATCAGACCGATTGCTTTACAATGCCCTTCTACCAATTCTGTTTCGATTTCACTGACACCGAATGGTTTGTTTTGCCAACCGGCTTTATAAGGATTTTTTCTTTCTCCTAAAGGAGTTAAGGGCCAATCAAGTGGAATAAGATCAAGCCTTATCTCACCAGGTGCCAGGGAGGTTTTTTGTCCTTTCATTTTGCTGTTGCTTCTTCTTCTAGTGTATATGTAAAAGGTTGCTGAGAAAAATTAGATTCTTTTACAAGGAGAAAGGCATGAACGTGTTGGGACGACGGGAGGCGAAAACAAGTTGGTATGTCAGTGTTTCCTGACATCTGTTCCACTAAGGTCTTCATCCACTGTCCTGTGCTGACGTAAATGTCCATCCCCTTGTGGCAACATCTACCATCCTACCGCCACTGATGTGACCCAATCTCTAAGGAATCTTTAAATTAGATCAGGATCATGCATCACCTGATTCTCCATCTGTTGATAGTATTCCTCTACAATCTTGAACCAATCTTCCCTTAAGCTATCCAAAAACCTCCTGGATATTTTAAAAACTTGTGTCCTGATAGGAGTTGAAACAAGGATGGCTGCCTGCTGGACCTTCATCCCAAGAGTCTGTTCGATACCTAAGTCGTATGCAGCTAGTTGTTTTAAAGTCTTTTTAAATTTCATGTGACCTCCCAGTAGATCACGCCATTCAGCCGAACCTTTCTCTAGATCTTTAGGCCAATTTCTTGAATAAGGTTTAACACTAGTCTTGAGATCAGCTAATGTTAACTTGTTGTTAACCACCCCAATAAGGTCAGGTGATCCAGCCCAAGCTCTATCTTCATGGTCCTTACCCCATACTCTGCCTACCCCATCTTCTGACAAAGCAAATTGATGTTTATCTAGTAGGGGTGTCTCAGCCCAAAGTATCTCATCAAACTGATCTAATATCTTTGGCATCCCTTCCCAGTAAGGTTGGTAATCCTCGGGTATTTCAACTGGAACCTTCTTACAGTAATTCTCCATACAACTATGTATAAAGGTACCTCTCTCCGCAGCAGCTTCTTTTACACCAGGATTATTCTTAGACCACATCTCCAGTTTTTTCTTGTTGGCTTCTGATGCAGTCTCCGAAAGAATTGTGGTTACTGAAGGTGCAGGCCCCGTATAGAACGGTGTATTGTAATGGCGTTTACCATTAATTGTGACCCTGGAAGGTAGCTGATTTAATTCTGCGTAATCAACAGACATTACAAGGTTTTAACTTATCTTAAATATAGTCTATCTCAGAATTTAATACGATCCTACCTATTCTCTTAATATTTTCTTTATTGTTGTTACCTCTTCTTTTCTTCCGTTATACTTGATCTAAACCCCCTACTCTTATGTGTCCCTCATTATGAGCTGTAATATTTCTCGCTTCTACATCTGTACGGACAAGGAAGAGTCGGATGGATACGTCACAGATATTTTGACTGATGAAGCTGATGAATACGAAGTAACTCTTATTGCTAAGGACGCAGATTACCTACGTATAGACCTATGAAAAAACTTGACTTGATCGCTGTCCCCATCCTGGTAGACGGCGACAAACTCATACGTCATTTTGAAACAATTGATGTACCCCTTAAACGGTATTTCATCCTAGATAACTCCATGGGCAAAGACCCTTCCGTGGGTGAAGCCATAAAACATATCATCAACTGGAAGCCAGCACACATTGATAAAGTTGTTGTCTGTTCCCTGCCACAAAACGTAGGCTTCCCTGGGGCAGTAAACCTAATAGTCCGTCAGAATACTGACTGCAACCACTGGATTATTACAGGATTTGATTGGTGGGTAGCCCCTAGTGAATGGCAGAAAGTCCTTAGTAAAATCGATCTGCTCCCCTTTGGTGCAACCCTTGGCACTGGAAACGATGAGATGTGTGGTCTCGTATTAACTCCTACGCTTTTAGATCGTGTGGGTTGCTTTGATGAAAACTTTTTCCCCGGTTACTTTGAAGACAACGACTATCGCTACCGTCTTAAGCTAACCAATACCAAGATTACATCCATCCCCCTTACTAATGAACACCAGACGAGCAGCACTTTAAAAAGTTCTACTATCTTCCAACAAAAAAACAACTTTACATTCCAAGAAAATTACAACTATTATATAAAGAAATGGGGAGGACCTCCCAACAAGGAAACCTATGTTACGCCTTTTAACAAAAACTATCCAGTCGATTACTGGAAATATGATCCAACCCGAACGCAACGACTTAGGTGGATCTGAACAAACCTTAGTTAATCTAGGTACCCAACCTTTAGTCAACAACTTGTGTAAGACAAGGAAGGAAGCTCTATCAGCTAAACGCTATCCATTGAAGGCGACCATAGATGACAAGCTAGTTATTAAACTTAATACTGCTGTACCACCAGACAAGTTATACAAGAACTACCTTTATCATTCAGGAGTCAACAGGCCTTACATTAACCACTGCTACCTTCTCTGGCACAAACTAAAACATCTCACACACAATACCATTATTGACATTGGAGGAAACGATGGCACACTCCTTAAAGCTTTTCAATCGCAGACAACAGATAAACTACGTTTGATTAATGTAGATGCCAGTACTTCTTTCTTAGAAGAAAATCGTATTGCCAATATTGAATACGTTAATGCATACTTCAATAAAGACTTAGCCTTACCTAAAGCTGATCTAATAATCTCTACTAATGTATTTCAACATACTTCAGATGCCCGTAAATTTGTTGAAGGCATCAAGGAACACCTAGATGGTGTATGGATTCTTGAATTTCCTTACACGTTAAATACCCTTAAGACTTTACAGTTTGATCAGTTTTATCACGAACATTATTACTATTGGCTTGTGTCACCGCTACAAAAATTATTTGAAGAGTATGACCTACACATCTTTAATGCAGAAGAACTTCCTATACATGGGGGAACAATGCGTCTATGGATAACAAATAAAGAAGTCTATGCCAGTACAAACGCGCATCTTGGCTTTATAAAGCAAGAACAGGAGTTTGATTTTAAACAATGCCGTTCTAAACTTGATGTAAAAATTGTAAAAGATATATGTTTTCTTAATAATCTAGAAGGAGAGACTGCCTACTTTGGGGCAGCGGCCAAAGGATGTGTATACCTGAATGCATTAGATGTAACAACTGCTACTAAACCCAGGGCTTATGTTGTTGATGACACTATATCCAAACAAGGTCTATACGTTCCTGGTACTGGGATGCAAATTATGGATCGTGATTACCTATACAAGAATCAACCAGATAATTTGATTGTGTTAGCCCACAACTTTAAAGATTACATTATCAAAAGTTTAAGGCCTCACTACAAAGGACGTATTATTACAATGCTTCCTGCCACCGAGATTAGTATGTATAGTGACTATATGAATGATCTGGAATGATGACTAAACTTGCTGTCTTCTATCATGTGTTTCCTTGTGAACCTCATGCATGGGAAGCCATGTACCAAGAACAGATGGGAGCAGTTTGGTTGAGTGGTCTTTATGATTCCCTAGATTATTTTCATATAGGAGTAAATGGAGATCCCTCTTTAATCAAAGCTCCAGCCAAGGCTGTCGTAATAGAAAATACTAACAAGACAGAAGAAACAAATACGTTAGAAGCGTTACATACCTGGGCAAAAGCTAATCCAGATTCGTATGTATTGTATATGCATACCAAAGGAATCTCACGTATAGATCAACCAGACTTCAAGTATGTAGAAGATTGGCGTCATTGCATGGAATATTTTACAATTCATAACTGGTCTAAGTGTGTGTCTTATCTAGACGAGGGGTATGCAACAACAGGAATCAACTGGCAAACACAAACAATGCTAGGTGACTACCCCCATTTCTCTGGAGGATTCTGGTGGGCAAACACCAACTACATTGCAGCCTTGACCGATGAGTACCTGCTTCATAAACCGGTACGTTACTTTAGAGAATTCTGGATCGGTAGTAATAATCCAACAGTTAAAAACCAATGGGAAACAGGATTAAATAAATTAAATAACGCTCAGCATTATGCACAACCTTACCCTAAAACCAGTTATAGTAAAAAATATCTGACAGATACTGAGCCTCCCAAGATGACAACAACTCAAACCAAACCAAAACTATCTGCTCTTTCCTGGTGTAACCCAGCAAATGACATTGTAGAAATCCTAGATAAACACAAGGTAAATGGGTTTGAATATCCAGGTGGAACAGATAAAAACAGTCTGCACAACTACACAGGGATCTATGATCATGTGCTGAAAAGTTATCGTAACTCCCCTGGAACCCTACTAGAGATAGGTATACAGCATGGTGGATCTTCTTTATTGTGGCATGATTACCTACCTCAATTTTCTTTACATCTAGTTGATATTGCAGATGTTGTCCCTAGTAAAATCTGGAACAGCATGGACGAAGATCGTTATAAATTCTATTGTACTAATGCATATGATGATAGTTTAGTACAACGGTTTAAAGAAGAAGTACCCAACGGTTTTGATATTATTATTGATGATGGTCCACACTCTTTACATAGTCAAAACTTTGTTGTGGACAATTACTTTCCCTTATTAAATCTTAATGGTATTTTAATAATTGAAGATATTCAAGACAGTAATCATCTTGATGTTTTAACCAGTCGGCTGCCTGCAGAACACCGTAGTTCTGTACGTACATTTGACGTACGCCGAACCAAAGGTAGGTATGACGATTTGATCTGGACAGTAACCAAGACCTGCTAACATAACACAAGACAATTATTCCCACCTAACCAAAGCAATCCCATGGCACTCACCAAACAAGTAGATGACTCTGTAAACGAAGCAATCGCAAGCTTACGTAATGGCTTAGCTTTCTCCGCTCGTGGAGAACACCCTATTATTATCCAAGCTTTATCTGAAGTTCTTCTTAAGTTAGATGCTATTAAAAGCATTGAACACTTCATCAATAGAGCAAGTGATCCATCTAAGTGTGGTCCCTATTAAGCAAAGGGAACCCGTTGACCTCTAGGATTTATCTTATCCCAAATAGGAGACGGTCTAAACTTTGGATCACCGGGAGTTTTAATTTGATTTGGATTCCATCCTTCAGTAGGAAGAGGAGTATAAGGTCCACTTGGTTCAGTAGCCATTAGTTTATTTTCATCTTCAAATACACTTAAGTTATTTAATAAACTAACAGTATTTGAAAATTCTTCAGTAGGAGAAGTTCTTTGTTCTGTTTGCTCTATTTTAGATTTTTTTAATTGTGTTAATAAGTCATCATATTTAGTTAATGTTTCATCTTTACTAACAGAAGAAGTTTGTGGTGTTACCTTTGCTACAAAATTCTCATATGTTTTTTCTGGTGTTTCTGATAACCCTGGTCCTGTTGAAGGACTGTTTTTAAAAGGCTCTATTAGGTTATATCCCTCTCCAGGTTTGAATTTAGAGCCAGGTGTAATAATGGGGATAATACCCCTGGGATCATATGAACGTGGATCTGTATAACCAGAAGGACCTGGTTTAACTTGAGCTACAAAATTCTCGTATCTACTCTCAGGTGTTTCTGAACTAGCACTTTTTGTAGGTGATTTTGGTTCGGGTGGTTTTGGTTCAGGTGCTTTATACCCAGGACCTAGTGTGCCACTTTTAGGCCATTGAATATTAAAAGGATCTCCATATCCTGCCTTACCAGATTGATTATATCCAGCAATTAAATCTCCTTGATTAGTATTATTTAAAAGATTTTCAAATTGATTTTTTTTATTTTCTTCTTCTTCATTTAAAGAAGAGTTTTCTACCTTTACAGTGGTGTCTTCTTTTGTAGAGTCAGCAGCTTTTCCATAGTCTACAGTTTGTGAAATCCCTTGTGGCATAGATTCAAGTTGTCTTCTCCTAGAATATTCTTCAAATGATTCACTCTTTGGAGCTACTATACCGTTAAGTGCATCAAGAGCTGTTTGATTTTGTACTATTTTGTAATATTGTTTTGCCTGATCAACCGTTGCAGGTGAATAAACAGGAGTACCCCAGCCTCTGCGTATAGTTTCAAATTCCTGTAAATAATCTTTAGCCATTTAACTTCTTACTATCACTTTATATATTCTACTAGTAAAAAATTTAAGATTTAAATTTATTTCTTTTTAGGTGTTCTTGCTTTCTTGCTAGCTTTCTTAGCTGCTTCCGTATTAGGTACAAATTGTTTACCTTGTTTACTACCAGCTTTTTTCTTTGCGTCAGTTTTAGCTCGTTCTTCTTTTGATAAAGAAGCCCATGCTTTCTCTGGTAGGTAACGTTTAGTCTGATCAGGTTGTATTGCTTTGTCAGCCATGATTTAACCTAATATGCCAGTAGTTGCTTGCATAATGATAAATTTAATTTCATCTGAATATGGGCTATTTTTTAATTCGGACATTTTAAAGGGAGATTGAAAATTTAATGCTGCATGCTTTAACTCAGGGTTTGTTGATTGAGTTGCATACCGCTGCATTATTTGTTTGTCAGGCATTACGTCTGGTTCAAAATATGGCCTATTGTTTTGTGTGTATTTACCAGCTAATTCCATTACTTACTCTCCTTATATTTTTTAGCAGCAGCTTTAGCTTTACTACGTTTTTCGTATTCATCTTTTGTTTGCCATTTTTCTTTCCCCCATTTTTCCAACGATTTTTGTTTAGAGTCTTTTCCACCTTGGTACCCACCACCAGCTTTTTCATATTCTTGTGCAACAAGTTGAGCCCTCCTAGCACTCCATTGACCAGGCTTCCCTGCTTTGCTACCTGCCATTATACGATCTTTGATACGTTCACGTAACTCAGGCTTAGTATATTTGTTAGCATCTTGTGACATTAACTACTCCTTAAAGTAGCTTTAACCATCCATGCAGCCTTAAAGATTTCTCCTGCTAGTTCTGCTATATAATTTTGAATATCAATAGCATGCACCTTAGCAGCAAGAGCTTCTACTTTCTTGCAGTGCATAGCAAAATCTTCTAAGTTTTTATAGTATGTAACTAACATATCATTTGCTTTATAGCTAGTAACATCTTTAAATGCAGGACAGCTATCAGCTAATCCCTTGGAACACATAGGCATTAGATAATCCATAGAACGTATGAATTCACCTAAGTTATCAAACTGTTCTTGATGTGCTTCATATTGTTTCTTTAGGAATTCATGGACACCAAAGAAATTTGGTGCTTCATAATTTAAATGTATTAGATGTGCCTGTGTTCTCAGTTCTGTTAATTGAGCACAGAGTGAAATACATTCTTGTATAAAAGATGCAATGTCTTCATCGGTAGATTTTGCAGGTAGATTTACTTTAGTAGGTTGAGATACCTCTTGAGTAGCAGGGGTTTGAGGTTGTCTAACCATTTGTGGTCCAGGGGTATACATACAATCTTTACTATTACATATAGTCTATCAAAGTTTATTTTAAAAATCTTAAATTAGAATAAGAAAAAGAGTTTGTTATGGCTAACGCAGAAAGTTTCTTTGTTACATACGATACATTAACAGCACCTGGATCTGGAGTTGCGACACCTGTTCAACTAGGTAGTTCTATTAGCACAAGGAATTATATTTTGTTTGTTACTGTTGCATCTGTTAACACTAACGTCATTGTTGCGTTAGAAGGTTCTATTGATGGTACAAATTATTCAAAAATAATTGCTAACAATACTATTACTGCTAATGGTACAACTCATTACAATATTGCTAATCACCCAGTTAAATTTGTACAACCTGTTTTTGTATCTGAATCAGGTGGTACAGCAGCTACTGTATTGTTCAGTGTAGGGGCAAATTAGATTCTTGTTCTTTTAGGGTATCCCAGAAGTAATCAGTCTCATCACCTAAAGCAAGACGATCATATGTATTTTCTACTTGGTAATACTGAGTAGATACTTTAAAGTCAGGTGTTTTTGGTTCTGCTGGTGTCAAACTATTATCATAGATTCTCATTCTGTTATTAGGGTAGAGAGCATATTGACCATTCTCTAACTCAATTAAATTAAAAGATTTATGCTCAGCAGGACTTTCACTGGTAGCATAATCAATTACATCAGGATCTTGATGATAATTATCTATAGTACAAAGATAAATTCCTTTTTGGTTTCCATGATCACGAGTACGAATCTCATAATCCATTGAACCAATAAATTGTTTCTGTACAACAGTTATTCCATAGTCCATACAATTCCAAAACTGTAAGTTTGGAAGACTCATATCAGGAGAAGGCGTAGTAGGTGATGAAGTGAATGCACTGATAGGCAACTTATCATACATAGCTGCATACTCAGGTAGATAAGTTTCAAAATAAAAGGTGCGTCCAGGCATTGACTTAACAGATACCCACACACCTTTAACAAATTCACCCCATCCACCTTGGTGATCCATCAAATATTCTTTACGTACCCATACTTCTTGTGATGGAAGATTAGCAATCAAACAAGCCATCTGTATCTTTTAGCTATATTTTATTATTCTATAAGATCATTTGTAAAAACGTCTAGGTCAATACCCTTTAAAGCAGCACAAGCTTTCTTGTAAAAATAACAGTCTGTCTTGCCTGCTTCTTCTAGGGCAGCTTTAACTTTTTCCCATTTCTTGATCTGATCTTCATCCATCAGAAAACTGTTTGTTCTTTCTTAAGGTTTGACATAAGAACAACAGCTTGCGCATGTTCTTTACCACTACGTTCGAGTTCATCTATAGCTACCTTCATGATTGCTTCAAAGAAATCCTCAGAAGAAAGGTCACCTTCTGAAACAAATTCAGTGTAGCTGTCGTACAAATAGTTGTACAACCTAGTTTTTTGCTCTTCTTTATTCTTAGCTATCTCTTCTTCTGTCCTTTCTTTTAAAGGAGGAAGCTCACTTGTCACATAGTAAAATGTTTCACGGCTTTCTTTAGAGGGAGAAGGAGAACTATGGAAAGAACTAAAAAGATCCTGTTGACTTTTCTTCCACTCTTCGTAAACAGGATTGGTGAAACCGGAGTAAGTCATGGATAGCTTGGTGGTAACCTTCTAACCAAGAAGGGTCTTGTACTTCTTTAACATAGCGCAAATACTCACGATCTAACAGGTTAATAGACTTTAGATTTTGTGTGGATTCCACGACATAGTTACTGATTGGATTCAGTTATAGCATCTTCTTCTTCTACAAGTTGTTCTGCTACCTGTCTAAGGGCTACATCCAATTGAAAATCCTTAATGAATTGTAACTTTGCAAAGTATTCATTACGACAATGTTCAGCAGCTTCTCCCTTGAAGCGTTCCCATAAACCAGTATACAAATGATTAGCAGGCTGGTACACCTCATAGAGATGTTCCATGAAATCAGCTTTCTGCTGTTCTTTTATGGGATCAGAATAGATCATTGGTATTCACATCGGTAATACTGGTGTAGATACCTAGTACATCAGGAGAAACTTCCATCAATAGGTTATGCATCTGATCTTCTATTAAGTCTGCTATCTTTTCAGGGGTATTTCCCTTAAACGGATCATAACATACTTCAAGATCTACCGCATATGAAATGCGGACAATAGGCTTCAATTCAGTTTTCATCTTATCGATGAGGGTACCTGCGCAGTCTAACGTTCTTTTGGTGGTGTGACACCAAGCCCTAATAAAGTAGCAAGCAAAGCTGACAAGGTGCCAGCAGCTCTTTCTCCTGGAGCTTTACATACACTTGTTGTATTTTCATTTGCTCCTGCTTGAGGTAAAAGATAAAACATACAAGCTGCCCAATCAGCTACTGATACTGTTGAAATTGTAACAACAACAATAAGAACAGAAGTAGAAAGCCAACGTCCCATTACCCCTCCAGTAAACGTTCTAATGTATGAACCTGTTGCTGCTGATACACACCTAATCGTTCTTCTATTAGATTGTTATAAGCAATTGCTGCATCTACTAACTCGGCAGGTTCTGAATTAGAACATACTGAATCATTTGAAATGAGGGCAGCCACTAGTATGGTTACCCTCATTTCTTGCTTGGTACCAATCAAAGCAGGTAAAGGTGTACCACCATTTGTGAATGACTCTAACAATTGATATAGTTGTTGAGAATCCACAATATCTTAGCCGTTATCTTCACTGTAGCATTACTTATCTGACTTAATACCGTAGTACCAATAGGCTCTGGCTGCTGTTAGATGAAACCGTTTACCTGCTAATAACTTAAGTCTTTTATTCTCCATCTCTTCAAACTCTTCTTCTTGGTACGGTAAGACATCATCTTCTGGCATGAGCGAACGACTAATGTCATTCATCTCAATTTGAATACTAAAGTCTTCTGCTGCATGGTTATGGCATGACATACGTACATGCGCATCTTCTATATCGGTAGGAGGATCAATCTTGTAATAAAAACTCTCCGTTATATTTGGATGTTTCAGGGTCCAACCGTTTAGTGGTAAGCAATCTTTTGGGACGGATGGAATAGTCCTGGACAATTTTGATTCCACTGGGGATAGCTTGTCCGGTTTGGTAAGCATTGCGGAGTTCATCAAGGTTAGGTAGGGTTTCAGTTTTAGTTTTAGGGTCGGTCTTCTCTTCGAGGACCTCCCCACTCATGGATCGTAACACAGTTTGTTTTGTTGTAGTGACTTCTTGTAATACACAAAACTTTTGACGTTCCTCTTCTGTCCAATCAGCTATATCACTAGAAATAGTAACTGTAAGAACAGGTTTACGCACAAGAACAAACTCATAGTTACGCCCTGTGATTTTGTTTTCTTTGATGACACCTGACCTACGAATCCAATTAAGTAATCCTTTGAGGCCAACAATGTTGGTTTCATGGTGTTTCTTAGCTGCAGCAAGTAGATCCTGTTCTTTTTTGACACGTTCGATAGCATCTTCATGGGCAGCAAGTGCATAGTAGATACGATCAATTTTGTCTGAACGTAAAGCAACAGTCTGCTCTAGTTCTGCTTTGCAGATAGTCTGAGATTCTGGTGTCAGCAAAGGCATGCTGCGTTCAAGGATCTGATAGTGTTCATACAATTTAAGAACGTTTAGATCTGCAAGATTAATTGCAGTGATTTGAGTTGCTGTAGTCATTTGAATAATTTGATAATAAGGTGATCAATAGTAAAACAAACAATAAGAATTAAACAAAAAGCTATTACATAAATCATGATGCAAATTGCATCTTGATCTTATTTAATATCCAAGTGATTGTTAATGCACTGAGTGCAAACAACAAATCTTTTGCAATACTAGAAACACAAGGTAGAACAACAGAAGAAATGAATTCAAACATGGTAATAAAGAAGTGGTATTAGTGAATAGTTTTACGTCATATTCAGGACGGTAAACTAAAGAGTTTCTTTTTCTTTTCCTGAAGCACAAACTAATTCTAAAAGTGTTTCTATAAATGTTACGTGTTCTTCTTGAGACATATCAGTCCACCAAGTAAGGACAGGTTCTGTTTCATCCCAAGTAATTTTAATAGAAGGTGTGTCAGTACTATCTTCAGTACAACCGTTGTATTCAATTTTGAATTTACCTTCTTCTACAAGATCAAGAAATTGGGCAGCCATTAGTGTTTCCATTTGTTCTACGAGAGAGTTGGGATAGGCTTGTACCAGGGAACGGTACAAAACTTGCGTCTAGCATAGCGTCAAATAGAGTCCAGACATCCTCCGCTGTGTAATGTTCATCAGGTTTGTAGGTCCTCCAGTGGGACAAAGGAGCCATTGAACCAGACTTGGTATACAACACAAGGAATCGACCTTTTGATGTGTGGTCTGCTGGTGGGGCATACCACCAGGCACAAGCGTTATCAGGGGAAGAACCCCTGTATTGATCACGCACTATGGTCCGTTTTACCAATAAGTCACGATACTTTTTGAACCAAGTTAGATGTATACATTGAGGCTTATATCCTTCAATCTCCTGCTGGAAATCAGATAGGTTTAGTAGCTGCTGTTGGAATGAACCACATGAACAATAAGGTTCTTTAATCTTTTGTTCTTGTTCAGCAACAGTATCCTCCAAGGAAGAGTTCAAGTTAACTTCTTCATCAGGTTCAAAGAAACCATCAGGTGCTACTAGATGACCAAGATCTGTATGCTCACCTTGCAATAAAGCTTTTAACTTTTCTTTATCTTTGAGATAGATAAACTTATCTATCCATTCTCTTTGGAATAAAGCTTGATCACTTTTAGCTCCTAGTTGATGTTGGTAATGCCAACCCTTAAACATAATGTAAGAGTTGTTATGCCACATACTTGGACCTCTATAGTTAGGACCAAGGTAAGAAAAGAAATCTTTTAAACGAAAAGTAAATTCTTGATACGCAACAATAACATTCTGTTTAGGATAGAGTTGCTCTGCTCCATCCTGGTACACAACAACAACAGAATCATCACGTAAATAAATGCCAGCAATAGCAGTGTCTTTGAAATCAGGGAATGCTCTTCCTAGATTACTAATAGAATAGATTTGTTTCTGAGCGGAATTAAGTTGATCTTGAATAAGAGTTTTCATTGGATGAGTTGAGATGGGATTAGATGAACAGGTCGTCCTGCTCGTTAGGAATGATAGCATCCCTTGGAGCAGTATCGTAAGCAGTCTTACCAATACGTAACAAACCATAGGCAAGCATGCCCCAGCTAATAGGGTTAGCTAGGGCAAGAGCGGCTAAAGTACCGATAGCTGCATAGGGTGCTACATGTTTAGTAGCTGCTTTCAATCTAGAATTCATGGTAGTAACATTAATTAAAATAGTTTAAACTATGGAATACAAATTGATTCCCTTGGGTAAATTAGAATTAGATCCAGGGTTAGATGATCTGTTCTGGAAAGAAAGAATCCAACGTGCAATAAATGAAACAACCTCTGTTGATACCCTTAAACAATACTCAACACTACTGTTGGGATTATGTACACAAAGACAAGGTGTTATCAAAGGACTAGCAAAAGAATTACTCACTATCAAGAATCTAAAGATTGATGATAGTGAGCTTGCTAATCCTGAACTTAAATTAGAAAGTTAAAGCAGGGAATCATCCTCACCTGTAACAGGATCTTTTGCACTGGGTAGTGCAGCTACATCTGTTATACGACATTCAGGTAGTATCTCAATGCCATCTTTGATACCATAGGCACCACCTAATTTAGCTGCGTCTTGCCTTGAGTGTTGCATAATATAATCTTGGAATAGTTCTTGATACTTCCAAGTTGATTCCCTATCGTCATCAGGAATACTCATATTACTTAATGATTCAACTGCTGCTTCTTGTGTTGTATAGTCAGGGATATTAAACCCTTCAATAGCACATATCTCAACGTTATTAGCACCACGCATATCATTAACCAAGCTAGGTGTGAATACAGTAGTAGCATAAAACTTCTCATTAAATACTAGTGGTACTTCAGTATCAAGTGCTTTACTTAAACATTTGGACATTTCTTTTTCATACATCTTGATCTTCTCTGCTGCATCAGTACCATTTAATCCTTTCAGAGTAAGGACCATTGGTAAATCATGAGCACGACGGTTGTCTTCTTTAAGAATAAAAACAAGGTACTTTGTACGTACACTGTACTTACGTTTGTACATCTCACCTTTACTATTGGCTAGATCAGCAGCTAGCTTATCGTTATCCCACTTGGTTTTAACCTCAGGGTTATCGAATGTACCAATCGTTTGTTTCATTCCTGTGGTTTCCTCAACCATAAGAGGTGAACGTAATAGAATCTGAATACGTGGTTCAGTAAAGTTAAGACCTTCTTCTACAGAAGTGTTAGGTGCCATTCCGAATGTTTGCTTGTAGTTCCAGATGACTGATCCTTTAGCAAACTGATCTTCTATAGCATGCCATTTGCAAGTATCAAGGTCTGTGTTACGTATAAACCAACCTCTTGTTTTAGATTTGTTTAAGGGTTGAATAGTAACAAAGTTTTGGTACCCAGTAATATATTCTTTAGATTGAAATATTTTAAATGAGTCAAGGTTGCGTGTTGCTAAAACGGAGCCAGAAGTTTTCTTCATAGTCATGATCGGAAGTGATTTCGTAGGAGGTGCTTGGGTTGGGATGTCGAACAAGGTTTCAGACATGAGATGTGCTGAGGTTGAACGTAAGCAGTTTAGCGTCATGCTTAGGACGTAGGTTTAATAGAAGATTAAAAAGGAGGGAACTCTTCAGTCTTACTAAAGGGAGCAGGCAGAGTAGGTAGATTGTCACCTACGTTTTGTCCCCATGGTTCAGCAATCTCTTCTACTGTGGCGCCACCCCATAAGCTTGGTGCCTTAGTACCTGTTGATTCTCTAGGAGTGTCAGAAGCCTGGGGCTTAGGACCTAAAGTCATTGAGATTAGTTGAATCTTAGTATTTGATTTACGTTCTTTAGTTTCTTTATCTGACCAGGTATCAGTAACAAGGCGACCTTGTATGGTAAGACCTGTTCCTTTTCTGGTAAAGTTAACCATGAGTTCAGCTTGATTAAACTTATCATCAGCTGAGTTGATTGCATAGAAGTTAAATAAGTCTGCTTGGTTTCTACCAGAACCAACCAATAATGTTTGATTAGCAATCATTAAACCGTCAGCAGTTGTTTTAAAACTACGTTCATCTTCTTTATCCATGTCTTTGATGCAGCGTCCACTAAGGATTACTGTATTAAAGATAGGGAAAGAAGTATTGACTATAGCAATATTTCCTCCCTGTAAAGAAAAGGTACGTGTTGTGGTATCATACTTAAGCTTGGCCCCATGTACATAGAGTTGTGAATTTTTAGGTGTCTTAAGAAACCGTTCAGAATTCTTACCATAAAGAGTAAGTTCAATTGCAGTAGGAGCTTTGTTACCTACTGGAGGTAAGAGCAATGGACATCGTACAGCAGTACTAGTGGCCGATGTATATACCTCAGTCGGTTCTTGAGTTGTTTGAGCGCAAAGGCTAGTGAAGTTCATTGGATCAGAAGTGAAGTGAAAGACAGTTTAACGTCATGACTAGGACGGAAGTCTAGTGGGTGTCGGCCCAAGTATAACCGATCTTGGCATCGCCTTCAATCTTGCAAGTAAACTTAAAGAACTTTTGAGCAGCAGGGAAAGCATCTAGTGCTTGAGCCATAACTAGATCTTTATGTTCTGGTAGGCAAGCTAGTTGGATTTCATCATGGATCATAGCGAGTTGCATCCAGTCTTCTCCATATACCAAACCAAGTTTGTCTAATGCAGTATTCAGATTAATAACAACTTGTTTCATAAGAATGGCACCAGCAGATTGCAACAATACATTCAATCCTTTGAATGCTGAACGACAATATAATTGTCTGTGATCTAAACCAATAAGATGATCACGTTGTGCTAAGCAATTATTAATTTCTTCCTTTAATGATTTAAGTGCAGGCACACCTTCAAGAAATGAATTGATTGCAGTACTTCCTGTATGACGTAGAACTCCTTCATCTTTTTCATTCGGATCAATAATACTACCTGCCTTAACACCACCACATCCGTATAACATTCCATAGAGAAGACGCTTGCTTATATCCCTGGTACTCACACCAAATCTTTCTTGATTGTATGTATGAATATCAACTTCAGGATCTACTACTAGAGCAGCATATTCTCCTTTATCCCAACGAGACAGATACCCAGCTAAACATCTGAGTTCTAATGCTTTTGCATCTACACCCATAAGTAAATAACCTTTGGGTGCATAGAACAAAGCACGGCATTCTTTACCGTAAGGACTATATACCCCTGGGACCTGAGCCATGTTTGGATTCTTGTGTGCACATCGACCAGTGATGCAACCATTCGTGACAACATCACCGTGCATCTTGCCGTCTTCGTGATTAAATAACTTCAACCAAGCATTCTGTCCATCAGCAATCTGTCCTAATCTTTTCTTAATGAGCTGGTATTCAACTAAGGTTTTGGCTTCAGGAAAAGATAAGCTTTCCAGTACATCATCATTAACAATTGGGTTTCCTTTCTCTGTTGTTTTTTCTGGTACCCATGCGTACTTAGTATGTAAACGCTCTACAATTTGCTGACGAGATCCCGGGTTAAACTTCTGTTCTGTTCGTCTGATAAAAGGGACGCCTTTAACAAAGCCTCGTTTCTCATTATTTATTTTGGGGATGAAGGTGGATTCCACTGGTATGGGTGGGAACATTTGCTGCAGAATCTCGTCCAACTCTTCTTTCTTTTGTCTAAGGTTATCAACCAGATCAAGAGACCTATCCACATCAAACGGAAAGCCCACAATAATTTGATCGTTAATTGCTTTAGCAAATGCATGCTCAAGATCAAGCGCTGTCTGAGAGTAGTTCTGTTTTTGTACATGATTAAATAGCTTATGCGTTACTTGTACGTCTTGTCTGCAGTATGCTGCCATCTCTTCTGAGTAAGCAGAGAAATCTTTGAACTCAATTTTATTATCTAGTAGACGATACCCCCAGGCTTTAAGTGAGGCAGAGCCTCGTAGCCTAGGAGGTATGTCATAGTCAGCTTCATTATCTTGATCAAGTAATAGTTCCTTGGGCCATATAAGCCTGGTACATACGAGCGTGTCGATAAGCTGAGCTGTTCTAAAGGTATAAAAAGGATAAAGTTTTCTTATGACTGGGATGTCATAGAAGATGATGTTATGTCCTATGAGAATGTCAGCTTTAGCCAGATGCTCAAGACCAGCATCAATAGAATCAGGCCCATAAGTAGTAGTAAGTTCTCCCTTGATATCATGGATGACAAGACAGTAGATCTCATTGACATCATTGTAAAGCCCGTTGGTTTCTAAATCAAATACATAAGCTTTCTTATTTCCTAAACAGTTGTTCGTCTTCGATAAGTAAGTCGTGTTTTGATAAGGCTGGGTCATTTGCTTTTATCCAATTTAATATGGTAATGATCCCTGTCTTATGAGGGTGAGACAATACTTTACCAAGGTGGGACTCACTGGTAAGAGGGATGAGATAGAACTTATGTTCTTTTTCATTAGCTTGGATAGCATAGGGAATACCCTTGAGATAACAACTGATTACATAGGCCATGGTCTAAGACTAATAGAGGATTACCCTGGTACTCCCCTCGGGGTGAGGGGAGATATACAGGAAGGAAACAATCAGATGTTATCGGCCTTATCTATAATTGCAACGTACGACCTAACTTAATCTTTATTAAGTTAAGGATAACAGCTAGTGATACCAATGGATCTACTATCCTTGGTAACTATACCTTAACAATCTCTTTAGCTTTACGTGTGTTTATGTTATATCCAGTGAAGCCTCCAGTTTTCTTACGTAGGCTGATTGCTTTACTGGCAGCTGACCCTGCCCTTTGAGAACCATGTACTAATAATGCGAACGGCTTATTGCCAAAACAATGACTATCATCATGATCTATTTCTAGGCCACGTGTAGATGCTTCCTCTTCTGTGTATACAACGTATGCACGGCGGATAAAAGTAGATTCCCTTCCTGGTATCAATGAATCTAACTGGCCCCCTATAGAAGCAGTCAGGAATAGATTAGGAGGTATCTCACTGGCTAGGTTAAGCCACATATTAAGTGACTTAGTGAAAGCATAAAAGGTACGGTTAGGTTCTTGTCTAGCTACGCTAATCCAAGCCATCATATATAGTTCTGTCCAGAAGTCACCTGACTCGTGAATCCTTACCAGATCTTCTTTATGTGGTGCTAAGGAACTAATGATTAGATCAGTCATTCCTTCTGTACCTTCATTATCTGTATACATAGCATCTTTTAGTAAATCCCAGTTGTACCACCTAGCATCTCTAACACTAGGTCGTGTCTCTGCCATAGAAGCAAAGCAGCGATAGTCAGCTACTCCTGCACTAGGTAAAGCAAGACTGTCATTGATCTTACCTGTGTGGCGATCAGCAAATGTTCTACATACACCAGCAGAAGGACAAGCATACCCCGCTGGTAAATTAAAGATCAAACGGTTAGCAAGTTTAGCATTACCGTGGGAAAACTTAAGCAGTGACATGGTGTGATTGCAATGGGTTTAGTGAGCAGTTTAACGTCATACTCAGGACGATCTAAACTAAGACAGAAGTCCCATTAAGAACTTCATACGATCAGTACATAGAGCAGATAACTGTTCTTGTTCTGGTGTTAAACAATGATCTTGTTCATAGATATGTTCATTCAAGCCAGTCATTAACTGGATTTGTTCCAGTCGCTTCTTTAGTTTGGTCTTCTGTGCTGCTGTCAAAGTTTGATAGAGAGGCTTCATTAGTTTTAATAGAATCAGAATAATGTTTAGTGTCATATGCACGACGTTGCCTTATTTCTCCTATGGCATCATACAAAGCTTCTTCTATTTGACAATCCATAAAAGTTAAAGCTCGCAAGAAAGAAACATATTCTTTTGTGATAGCAGTAATGGTTGGTGCCATAGTAGCTACACAGATACTACCTGTATTTGTGAATTGTTCAAATGCAATCCAGTCATCGACAGTAACATCAAAATCAATCGCGGAAGCCATAATAATAAAGCAATGGAATAAACAAGTAGTTTAACGTCGTACTCAGGACGTGATACCTAATAGATATCGTTAGTTGTATTCTTATCTATTGTTAGTTCATCCGTAGTAGGAATAATTTTTAACTCTAATGTTTCTAATAAATTAACAGTGTCCTGGATTCCAATAATCTCAAGAGCATCAGGGATAAGCTCATTTGTATTCTCAGTATAGTAATCAGATAGATACAAAGATGCTATTGATATGATCGTTTGCATAGGCAAATAATCTAACATCCTATGTGCTAAAGAATTAATAACATAATCCCAGGTGTGATCAGGGATACCATCTTCAATCTTCGCAATTAGATCAGGGTCAATTGCATTGATGCGATCAGCAGCACTCTCAGTCATGGTAATAAGTAAGTCATTGTTATTGTAAAGGAAGTAAGGGCTTTGTGCTAGGTAAGGAAGCTTGTAGATCACGGATGAACAACAAATAACTTTGTGGACCACAGCTTAGAATCTGTGATCCACAAAGCTAAGTGTTATGGTTACGTAAAGGCAGCGCTTATTTATTTAATCTTTAAGCTACAGCTTGCGCACTAGTCTCATGAGACTCACCCACTAGGCCAGCCTCCTTGAGGCGGTCGAACATGCCACACATAATGGTAGCATGTTCATGTGTTTTCTCCATGAAAGATTGTGCGCGATCTGCAGATATAGTATGGACTGTACCATTGGCTTCAACATAGGCCCAGCTACCATCAGGCTGGGGTTTTCCCTGGAGCGCAAGCCGCTCTGAGTTACGTACATACCTGAGTTCTAGATTGTGACAGTCAGTAAGACCCTCACTATCTTTCCAAGTAGCACCTAAGTTATAACGTTGATCTTGATCCATGTAAGCATGGAATTGTGGAAGCAGTTGACTGAAGCAAGCAAGGATAGACATGAGTTGAATGTAGTAGGTGGAGTGTGTAAAGCCTGGGACTTACGTCAGGTTGGCGCTGACTGCCCAGGGTTATATCAGTTGACTGATTTTAGTTCTTCTTCTCGTAGTTGCAATGCATTGCTAAACATATTTTCATACTTACTTCTTTCAATGTCGTTGAGTCTCGCATTGGACAGACCAACGATCTGGTCTACGTGCATAACACCGTCTGATACCTTAAGCAGGACAGTGAACTGAGGCTTGTTGTTGCACATGCACAAGACAATGAATGCCTTCTTAGCTTTAACGTTATTAGCATATGAGTCTGCTGTACCTATACAGTTACGTACTGCCTGGCCCCATTGTGAAAGCTGGTGTGTATCTTTAGGTTGAAAGAATGTCCAGGTCTGTTCTTCATCTAACACTTTGATAGGTGTAGGGAATAGATCTTGTGGTAACTCTTGATTAGGATTCTTTATTGTCCATGCTTTAGTCTGGATATGATCATGGAATTCTTCTATGCGCCAACGCTTAGGTGGGTCAATAGTTTGACCTGCTGTAAGTATCTGATCAAGCATTGCTATCGTATCTCGCAACGAACTAAACGTAGCATTGTACTTGGTAGTATGTGAATAGTTTGTGCACCTACTCAACCATTCCTCTGTAAACTTGGTGATAATTTTAAAGAAAGATTCTACAGGTAGATAAGTATTAAGCCAGGCATGCACTAAGTCTGGTGAGGAAGGTGCAGGGGATAAGCTATAGATATAAAGTGTTTTGAATATGTCATTGTTTATAGCAGTCTGTAAATAATCAACAGGGCAAGCAGGCCATATCTTTAGTACCATATTAATCCAGGTAAGAATTTTCTTTATATCTTCATGTATATCTACCAATACGTCAGGTGACTTAGTGTCTGGATGATTGAAGGCATCAATTATCTTTTGTGCTTCTGTATTGATATAACGTTTGAACCAAGGTGTATCCAGTATGTATTTATTGTCAGCATCTAGATACGATTTGTATAATTCTAACCCTGGTACTGAGGGACGTTCTTCTAATAAACGTAGGATATATTTGTAGTTATTAGTCTTAGGATCAAGTCTCTTGAATATGTTATGTGTACCACCATCTTTCCAATGAGGTATAGTCTGTTGAAGTTGATCAGTAAATAGTTTAATTCCACGTTTGATTTGTACTAACTTCTGTTTGTAACCGGTTGCATTATGTGCCCAGTATGGTGTAGTTAACCCTGCTTCAATACTATCTTTCGTTATGTAGTCCGTCCATGTACAGAAGTCAATGCGTCCATACTTCCTAGGGATAACATTATCTATATTGAATAACCTTCCATCCTTACCGTAGGGAATATTAATCTTCTTGTATGCACCAGGTTTGAATGCAAATGATATTCCATAGATATAATCTTCTCCGGGCTTAGGTAACCAAGCTGCTACCCATAGGCTTTCTATGTGGTAGATAATAGCTTTGACTTCGCCAGTATCTTTTTGGAATACACGGTACCTATCTTCAATTGGATCAGCATTGATATTAGTAACTGCTTGTAGCAGTTCTTCTTTACTGACAATGTGAGCAGGAATCAGATCATCTGGTAACCCAAGGGTATTACGTGTCACCTTAGGTTTAGCAGCTGCGATAACTTTCTTTAGTTCAGGGTCGTACTTGACGAGGTGTTGCTGAAGGTTTGATGGGAGTTGGAATTGCATGAGTTGAGTTGTAGTTGGGATGTAAACCTTTTAACGTCATGTTTAGGACGATTGGTTTACTTGTAAGTTGCGTGTATATACAAGTAAGTTACTCGTACATACTATAAGTTACTTGTAAATACCGTATTGTCTTTCTTCTTCTAATTCATCGTAGTGCTCTAACATGTAGTTAGTTGCATTACTAATAAACGTAGAGTACTCGGATTTCAGGTATGTGGATTTTGGTGTAAAGACTGGGAGTTCTTTACACCACCCAGTAGCAAGATAGATTCTCCCCCTGGGACCACGCAATACTACGAACCAAGGTTTGAACTCGATACTAAATCCAATCATGATAGAAGAACGTTTAATCATTAGGTAACGCCTCCAGTGCGCGGCGGATGGTGTTTAAGTCAGTGATGTCGAGCGTTACTTGTCCATCAGGAGTGGGCAACACTTTCAGCGCCTTTAGCGCCTGTCCCTTCAAGCTCGGCGACTTGGGGCGGCGGGCGGTGCGAAGAGGGTGGTCTGCTTGTGGGTAGCTGTAGTTGCGCTCTAGCCACTCGCAACACGCCTCCAGCTCTTGATCAGCGCCCCATTGAGCGGCGCGGGTAAATACGACTTGGTCTTTGCTCCAGGCTAGCTTGTCTGCCCATTGCTGTACCAGATCCGGCGGTGGGGTGATTGGATGTTGGTAAGTCATTGCACGGTAGGTGTCAGTCATGGTAATAAAGAAAAGAGTTTAGTAGATTCCCTTTGGTACTTGGTTGTACCGGGAGGTTGAATAATTAGATGTCAGTGGAATCAACGTCGATCCAGTCAAGAGAATTACCACGATTTAATTCGTGGATATATTCATCTAGATCTAATGGATCACTAGGTGGTTTGTCCTCTACATAGGTGAAAGCAGAACATAAGCCTGGCCTATGCTCTGCTGGTTCTTCCCATGTGGCAGGACTAACTTGAATACGATCTTCTATCCATGCTTCCGCATAGACTTGATATTCGTTGACGCCTGTGGGATAGACATCAACATGTCTTATAGCCCAGATAGATGACATCAGAGTACCTCCGCAAGTTGGCGATCAGTTGAATTGAATACAGACTTAAGTCCGTACTTAGCTACGATCTCGGGGAACGCAGCTAGAATCTTGTTCTTGTTGATGGGATCAGCGTAGCGGATTGCTACGGCAAGTGATGCGACAAACTTACCGCCGTAGGTTTCCATACGGGTAGTAAGTTGGTAGGTTTCAGTAGGAGTCATGAGTTGAATTGAGATGGGACATAGACAGTTTAACGTCATGTCCAGGACGTAGTTAAGTGATTACAATATCTTTATGTTGCGTTTGCTTAAACCAGTACCTGGTAAAGCAATAGATGCATGGACGCCTGACTCACGGGTATTAAGCGTGAGCTGTAGTGGGCCAAGCTGGATTGTTTTCGTGAATGACTTGATGCCATTCTCTGTGATATTGAATCCAGCAATAGTCTTATCAAAATTAAAAGCAGCCTTAGGTTTAGTCATTTGAATTAGGGAGAGGGATAGTAGACACGGCATGGACAATTGTTGTGTACAATTGGTGTGGTTCTCGAGACCTCACTGGCCGGTGATTTAAAATCCAGAGTTTGATCTGGTATATTCCTCTGATTAACAGTTGCTTAATCAGAATGGGACCTTGTGATGTTGAAGGCCATCACTGGGACTGACCCAGTTAATAAGGGGTATCTGGCCGCACCAGACTTAGGATCTAATGCGATCCAGCCCTTTGTTAATTAGCCTTCTAATAATTTGGTAATGTTAGGAATAGTAGAAGGATCCATATTAGTCATGGTGAATTGTTCACCAGTGGTTGGATCAATGAAGCCACCGATGAAACCAGCTCCGACACGGTCAGCTGCTGCTCTCATCTTGGCAACAAATTCCATAGCTTGTAATCGTTGAATGCTTAAAGCATCAGGCACTTGAATGTTGGAGTCAGTCATGGATGAGTAGGTTAAGAATTGATTAAGTATATAGGGTAGTTTAATGTCATACCCAGGACACTTACTTCTATACTTCTGAATAGTTTATCTTTTCAGACTTGAAATCTACACTGTAGATCATGTCTGCATTC